TTATGGTTAGGCGAAACCAGCCAAATGCGGGGGACTTTTCTTGCAGACTTGTGACTACTACTTCAGATATCTCTTGGCCCCTGGAAACCTACGTGAAATCCGGCTTTTTTACTGCAAACCTACATCCGCAGTTTTGGCCTATACCAAGTACGGATTATAAGATTATAGAGTCGGAGGATGATCTACCTGACTCAAATGAAGAGCCGGGAATCAGTGTGGGGTATCTGGACAATTCTATTTCTTTATCAGATTCTTTGACTGGAGAGCTTACTGTCTCTGAGATATTTGTCTTGCCCGCCTGCGATTTTCTATATAGAGAGCTTAATCGTTTGCGTTTTCAAGGTGCTTGGGATTTTAAGTTTAATTTTGACGGAAAGTTAGACGGACTGGGCGGTGAAGCGCCTCTCCATATAGAGGAGTACGGATTCTATTCTCGGCTGCTACCGGAGTATATTCCGAATGAAACCGGAGTAACTCTATTATTAGACGCCAGAATAAATTGGAGCTGGTCCACTACTCGAGATATATTCCAGCTGGGTAGTGATACTTCCAGACTGCTCGTGCCAAGCTCACCCATTGCTGCTATCCATGTAGGGAATGGACTGTACTTACAGCTCCAATTTGTGGCTAAGCCGGGTACGGACAGAGTCTTTATGTTTGTTTCACAAGATCCCCAAGACTACATAGAGGTATTAAACAGAACTGAATTAGGAAAATTAATATCTTTTGAAATACCTCCTATTTTTTCGCGCCAGAGACGCCCGCCCGATACACCAGAAGGAAAGCATTACGCGTTTATAACGTCGTCACATACCTACATAATCTCGTACCAGCCTGGGAAGTTTGTTAGGGTATATTTTGATTATGATTTTAAAAATCCGGCTATCGATATCCCGTGGAAAGACAAGGATGTGGTCGCTAAATCATCTTGTAATCCTGAAGAACTCACTCCGGATAAGGCGACCGTAGCTGTTGGGTCTATTTCGCTGGCCGACGCAGAAGAAGGTAGATCGGGACCAATATCCTATACGTTAGCAATGGCAGCAGTCTCAGTAGGCAGCGGCTTCAATTATATAAGTAATTTGTCTCTCGATTCCGAAACAATGGAAGATAAGGTATATTCCAGCAAGGCCAATCTACTTATAGATACGAGGGACAGGGACTAATGACAAGATCTACAGAAGCTACAGGCTTTTCCCTAGTACCTCTAAGCTCTAGGCCGTCTGCGATAATCTCTCCAGAAGAGGCCACAGCAATACTAGGCACTTTTGTTCAGTTTAGTTCGGCAGGGTCTAATGTAAACGGAAGCGAAGAGAATATAGCTCGAGAGTGGACACTCAGATCTCCTACGGGATCCAAGGCAGAGATAGAATACGAGGAAGAAGACGGATCCCTAATCAGATTAGAGGCAGACGTAACAGGCACATATATCGTACAACTTGTAGTGTCTAGAGACGGCGTTCAGAGCGAGCCTACTAGGTCGGCTGTATTTTTCTCTCCAATTGTAGTTCCTTCTGTAAAGCGGGTTAGCCCTCCTGGCGACTTTATGTACAAGGTTCTGGGGTCTTTCTGGGAATTGGTTAATGATAGGGAAGTATTCCCAACTCTTTGGTCCGGCTATACTCAAGTAGTGGCCTCTGACCTTCTCAGAGCTATGCAAATTGACCGAGCAAAGTCTATCCAAACCATACAGCCGTTATTCCAGAAGAAGTGGATTAGCTACTCCCCAACGATCTCTTTGGACCACTCCAAATGCACTTCGGTATGGGCGAGACACCAGAGTGGAAGAGGGGCTTTCACAGGAACAGTGACCTTCGTAAATAAGGGAATAATTGTTTCAGATACGGAAATTATTCTGGACTCTGCGGTTACTCCCAAGGCAATCGGAACGACGTTAACTGTATACTCAGGAAGCAACGTCGGAGACTTTTTAATAAATAGAGTTAACAGTGCCGGAACCGGATATATCGTTTCTGCGAATACGCCGTTCGTTAACTTTCGATTAGAGAGAATAATAAGTGCTTCCGATCTAGAGTATCTAGTTAGGAAACCAAAAGAGGTGTACTCCCCAAGCATAGATTTTTCTTCTCTAAATATCGAAAACGGAGATTACCTTAAAATCCGCGACACAAGAAATGCGGGATATTGGAAAATAAACGCCATAGGGACCGAAGGGGGGCTGTCCAATGACTTTAGTTTGTTGTTAGATCGTCCGCTTCCAATTACATCCGGCGGGATGTCTTTCGAGATAATACAATCATCTAGAGTTAGTTTTGTAAAAAGAGAGTCCTCTAATACCGATACGGTGTACATACCACTGGATGAGGCAGATCTGTATGAGTTCTCTAAAGAAAACTTATTAGGAACAGCGGGAAAAATAGCTTCAAACTATGAAATCTTGGTCAACAGAGATCATGTGTTAGATTCTGCCATTGGATCTAGGCTAAAGATAACATCTGGGATTAACACGGGGAAAACATACGTTATCTCTGGAATAAACCCTGCGAAAACAGGTTACCTGGTTGTAAAAGAGTTTGGATCTCCCGTAATCGGAAGTACTGCCTCATACGAAATAGAGATAAGCATAAGCGCAAAAGATCATCTTTTAGTCTTAGAAGATGAGGCCCATAGAATATCTAGAGTAGATACCTTGATGGACTTAGCTCCGGTTACGGAGGGAGGCCGCGGACCTTTATGGGTAGTCACGCTACAAAAACCTACCGCTACTAGCGGACTTGAGCGCCTGAACTGGAGAATCGGCACCACTATTCAGACTTCCGAATTTTCGGATGTTAGGGAGCTAGGAGTTCAGAGAGGAGACACGTTATTAATAGATGTGTACCGGGAGGATCTAGACGCTACAGCTACCGTATCGGCCCAAGTCACTGGCTGTGTGGATAATTTATTCTCCATCGAAATGGGTACAGAAGACCTGCAATGGGGAGACGACTACTTTGGGGAGCTGGTGCCCTCTGAAGTAATATCTTTATGCTCTTCATTAGGAATACCGACGGCGAGACTGTCGTCTTTAGACGAGAATACAGTTTTGTTTTTAGATCTATCTGTGCAGGTTCGAGCTTTTATACTAAGCGAGCAATTTAAATCTCAGATCTTCAATATTAAGACTACGGGAAATACTTTATTAGACATTCCAAATTTTTTCTCATTCTACCTTCGCCCGTCCAAAATAATTAGAAACTCTTCGATAGGGCTGTCCGAATTAGAGAAAGATGGAGATTACCCAATTGTTTCCATACCGGCCCTTCACGAATATATTAATCCGGAAAGAGTTAGCGAAATAGGTGACGGAATATACAGGGTCGCCTATTCGGACGGAACTTGGAAAGATTTAAATAGAGCCCCCATTTCGATGGTGGAGAATGTTAATTACGTACTAGGTAATCAAACTTCTCTAAAGGGCTTCGAGGCTAGTTTGGAAGCTAATAGCGAAGAGATCATTTTTGGAGACGTCGATTTAGTAGCGCAAAATGTCCGAGTAGGGGATCGAATAGAAATAACATCTGGAATTAATATTGGAACATACATAATATCCAGAATACAAAATGAAACTACTATGCGAATAAGCGGAGACTCCTTGGACGGGTCTCTGCCTCCGTACACCGAGTCAAATATACAATATAAAATTCACAGGCAGGTTACTGGTAATTTCTTACATTTTTCTTCCGCGTTTTCTCCAAAAAACCCTGCTCCAGAGTACTTATGGGCCCCAACAACCCTGATAGATAACTTTAAGTACATAGAGGACAATTTTGGGGTGTTGGTAGGAGTCACTAAAGAGGCACTCGACGAGTACGGCGCAACGCAGGTATCTTTTCGTTCTTCTGTAGAAGCCCTAATGTATTGCTGGACTATGGGTCCTACGCTCTCGTCCGCTAAAATTGGAGCGCACACCCTACTAGATCTTCCGGTTACCGAGACGTCCTGTCAGATAGTAGAAATACGAGAAGATTACACTAATAATTTAGGTAGAGTCCTCACAGAAGACCTTTCTGCGGAAGGCAATGGAACAGGAATATTTAGGACGTACAGGTATAGAAAAACAGCATCTACTTACCCAAATTTAGACTTTGAAGGACTCGCTATTAATCCTAGCACTTCGGAGGTGTTTCAAGAAGGCGATGTGCTCCCCGAGTTTACTACCCTCACAAACTCAGTAAAGATAGTTGACAGAATTAGTGATCCAGAGTCTTTGAGGGGGCTGTCTCCTTACTACGGTAAGGAGGCTCTCCAAAAATTTCACACTTGGCAGGCAGAAATAGATCTCCGAGCTGTGGACTCTAGAGATATGCCGTTGGTGGCCGAATTTTTAATGAATATTCGTCCCATATATACAAAGCCAAAAATCGTAGGCGTCATTTCCTTTATAGACGAAGTGATAGTAGAAGTAGATCTATTTATAGATATCCTACTTGAGTTCTTCGATGATCCGGCATTTAGCAGAGAGTCTACTCATAAATTTGACGACCTGAGAAACAGAGCAATTGATCTTGGATCTTTTGGCAGTAGAACATTGTTCACGGGCAGCGACCTAATTTTGGGAGAGATTAGGGACGGGCGGCAGGTAGTTAACAGTGCTAGATTCGTTCAAAAATTTCAGTACCAAGAAGAAGAAGAGTGGGAGCTTTCGTCAATAAATAAGTATTTTGATGGAGGAACAAAGATTAGAGCTTTTGGGCGGCTAGTTCGTCAGGGAGATATTCTATTCATATTAGACGGCCGAAATAGAGGACGATATCGAGTTGCCGATACTTACGAAAACGGCGATTTAGCTTTAGAGATTTACGAAGGAGACGCTCCCAGAGCCATAGACCCTCTTGATATGCGGGAAGACGATCCAGCACGATTTATAGTTCAGAGAGAAAATGGACATGTAATTTACGTTCCTCCATCGGGGCAGATTATCCCCCTCGTTGATCTTGAAGACACTTCTAGTATAGAAGTACTTGACCTTAAGGAACAGCACGTAGCAGCATCAGCCGACGCCAAAAAGCCTGTGCCGTTCATAGCTAGCGGGGTGACGGCAAACGATATACTCATAGTTGACGACAGGTTCGCAGAGATCGATAGTCCAGGCATTTGGAGTCCTGATCAGCAGACCTATATAGACACACATAGGTACCTAACACTAAAGACCCCTATTGACCTTAGCGGAATGGGAATAGCCGCGCTCAACTGGAGAATAGAGAGGTGGTCTCTATTAAGTAATCCAATTGTTACTGGTACCGCCGACGTATTAGCCGGCGTGGCTAGTCTAACGCTACGCGAAGACAGTAAAAATCACATCGTTTACATGCGGTCGGGAGACGAACTTCACATTGATGGACAAGTTTATAGAATTGCATCAGTTATCAGAGATGACTCTGTAGGAGGTTTTCATTCCGTAGTAGTTGATCAGGAATTTGAAGCAGACGGAATAGTTGAGTTCTCGCTTGTGCGCCCAGTCCTAGACGAAGATGATGTTGACAGCGATACCCGGCTAGAAAGACTCTTCGCAGAGGATAAAGTAGAAGTAGAGATATTTTTCCCTCTTGTTCTTTTGTCCTCTCTAAATAATAAAACGCTATCTGATACGCAAAATTTAGAAGCGTTATCGGGACTAATTCAACTAGAAGATAACGATGCTCCATTTACAGTGCCTGAAGATCACCGAAGCGGAGTATTTTATGGAGATAACGCAGAGGGACTAGTAAGCACTGAGTTCCTTAGCCGCAAAAACGGGTTCCTAATAGAGGTGCTAGTTATCGCCGAAGACACTACAGGAGATGGAGTTCTAGATAGTACTACAAGTGTATCCCATGGAGTTTACGCACCTGTAACACATTTGGCCCTCCCTAATGATAATAGTTTGGTGCCTCAAGAGAATGAAATTTTTGTATCTTCCTTATTCCCAGGAGTTCAGGCAACCACTGAAGCGTCGGCAGTTATTCCAGAAGAAAATTACTCAATAAATGTGTATGCTAGGGCAGCTAATTTTACTTTAGCGTTCGGACATAATTTCGACGCTAATGGCGATTGGGTACCGTTACCGGAAGCAGACAGGCCTGTTGGATCGATTGGCGGAGTAATGGTCTCTTATGAGGGAGATATTCTCCTTTCTGACGGAGTAACCGAGACAAACTTTGTAGATATGGAAGTTCTTCCAGGAGACTTCTTCCAGTTTTGGTGGAAAACACCAGAAGGTGAGCTTAAAGAAGATACTTTACAAATAGTTGATGTTTTTCCAAAATTGTTTTCAGTTAATAGTATTATGGACCTAAATATCCAGGCTTCTGGTAGAATATTTCGGCGTGAGCCTAAATGAAAAAAAATTCAACTATAAAAGAAACTACAAAAATTAAAGATTGCATCGAAATTGTCGGTGGAAAAACGGGCGATAAATCCGGCGGGATTAAGTCCTCCGATGGGTCTCCGCTCTGTCCGAAAAAGGTAGCCAAAGCCTTTGGAGTTAGCCTAGAAGATGCTAAGAATATTATAAGGAGACTTTCTCTATGATTCCATTTAGTAAGCTATTTTCTTGGTTTAGCCCAGAAGTCATTGAAGAGCATAAATCTGCCCCAGCAATACAAGGGGTATTTAGTGCAGAGACTCGAGAGAGAGGAAAATTAGTTTCTTCGGTGTCGGGAAACAATATCTGGACGCTAACAGGCAGAGAGTACTTAACAGAGCTAATAGCTCTAAAAGCGGCTAATCCTAGAGAAGTCTATAGACAAGATAGAGTGGCATACATAGGATTGGGGGCAGGAGCCCAGCCTGAAGTAGCTAATATACGCTCTCTTGTAGACCCAATACCTTATTCTCCAGGAGAGTTTTTAGCTCCCCTTGTAACTCCTCCTACTTTTCCAATGTCTGCTGCGGCGATAACCAAAACGTCTGCCAGGTTTGGGCGAGAATATGGATTAGGAGAAATTAGCCTGGGGTTTGACGTAGTTATCACCGAAGCAGGGCTATTCACAGACGGAAACCCCGACGATGATTGGAACCTTACCGCTTTGACAGGACTTCAGGCATCGGGTGATAGAGCCCCCGTCGCATACAAAAAGTTTGAACCAATAACCAAGACTAGCAATTACACGCTTAGGGTGGTTTGGGAGGTACGTTTCATATGAGTCAATACAAGAGAAGAGCATTTATGTCCGGCCATACGGACGTGTTCGTACACTCTCAGCCGTTTATCACGGGAACCGAACACATAAACTCAGAAGGTAAACTTGACTCTATTGAGAATACTCCTTTAGTGAACCCAGTAGAGACTTTTGAGATAACCATAGAAACTGAAAGTGGCGTTGTAGATTTCCAAATCCGTACTGACGAAGAAACTACATTAGCCAACATTGTTGATTCTATGAATCAAGATGTTGACGTCTCCGCCCTTGTCACTGCGTTTGATCACGAAGGCTGCTTACGTATCCAGACTCTGCAGTCAGGAGAACCGGTCGCAGGGGCTCCCTCCTTCGTAAGAATATTAAAAAGCAGATCTGCTAATTTTATAGATCTAGCGCCTCTAGTAGGTTTCCATATTCATCCGCATCCCGGAGCAACAGTAAAGTCAGGAGATCTAGCCTCTACGCCCGTGCGCCCTACCAGCGAACAGAATAAGGCCGGAGCTACTTTCTTAGCGCGTGGAGAAGATAGAGCCTCTATTAACTTCAATAGAAGCCTGCATCAGCTGGGGATAAATGATGATGCTGCGGAAGTTAGGCTTACTAAAAGAGTGGCGGTTCCGGTTGTAATAGATCTAGATGCTGATTCTCCGAGACTCATAAAGGATGGAAAGACCATCTTAGGAGTAGACTTAAGTCCAACAGCTGGAGATGAGTACGATAGCCTACTTCTAGGCACGGATATATTTGTTGGAGACCTGACGGCAAACTCTACTCTTTCTGAAATATCTAATTGCTTTTCGGTCATGGATTTAGAAGAGAAAGCAATAGTAGAGGACCATCTTCCTGTAAGAGTAGGTTTGGTGACCCGAGGAGCTACTCAGACAATCGAACAATGGGGGGTGACCTGGGGCAGTGAAAATGAAGCTCCACAGAACCCAGTACCGGACACTGCAGATCCCGGAGCAGACGGACTACAGGTTCTAGGGGTTGAGCGTTGGATCTATAATGGCATCAATGTAACAGAAATACGGGACGGGTGCGTTCTGGTATGCGAAGACGCCCTGTTCATTACTAGTAAGGTACGCCCGCACGACTTGGTGACTCTCTCCGCCTCTACTATTAGTTCTCCTATTAATCATAACGGAGACTACAAAGTAGTAAGTGTTCTGTCTGAGACTGAAATCGAAATACAGTCCGTTCATCATACTGATGTGGCTTTTCTAAATAACGGAACCGCAAATTTAGGAAAAATAGACGTACGTAAAGACGGACTGTTTGAGAGTACCGAGGATCAAATACATCTTAGCTTTTATCCTGCTATTCGAAGTTTTCCTGGAGACCTTACAAAGCCCGAAGAAAGGAACGCAGCTTCCGAGACTTATGAAAACAAGATAAGGCTAGTATTCGGGACCTCAACACTTTTGGGAAATCTTCCTGCTAATTTTCTAATCGCTCCTTCCGTAAATACTGCGGAAGAGATAGATGCGTTTACCGTAAGGAGAATATGGAGAAAGACCTCTTTTGATGGGGTGTACCAGGGGCAGCGATTAAATTATGTGGGGTCTGAGACTGGATCCGGGTCGAAACTAACTGTAAGTAATGGGCCCCTAGAGTTCGCTCTCAATACGGCCGCATTCGGCACACGTCCAGGCGTTTGGAGAGATAAGAGCGTAGTAGGAACGCTAACTTCCCACTCACAATACTATACGGTCCTAGAAATTGACTCAGCTCAAGAGGGCGGAGCGGTACCTCAGGATGTTCCCGTCCGAGTAAGCGACCTAGATGTCGGAAAGGTCATACTGATAACCGTCTCCGGAGTTACGGCAGAAGGAGCCGGTTTACCGGTCGTTGACAGAAGTCCCGATGGGTATACTAAACATATTCGTCCGGACGAGCCTTTCTTAATTACAGAAGTAATCGGCACCAATAGACTAGCCCTAAAATCACTGTCTCCGGACTTAACATTAATGTCCCATCTCGCCGGAGTTGTGCCGGATAATGCCTCTTTCGCGCCTGGAGGCGGGTATTCTTTTTCTTGTAGTGGGTTTATTTTAGAAGAAACCATTAGCCCCCTAAAGGCGGCGCTTTCCGTAGTGACGGGAACTGGTGTCACTGGCAACGTCGAAAACGCCGCCATAGGCTATACATACTTGGGGCACTCCGCACAAAAATACCCACTGAAGTCCATGTTTGAGCAGAGACAAATCAATAACGCGGGCGGCTTGGTGTTGGATGCTCCTACTGCAAATAAGGGAGTAGGAACAAGCAATCTACATCTAGAGAGAATACAGAGGGTGTTGGGGACAAGCGGCAACTATATAGAGTCTACTCTTCTAAAGATAGATACCGGAGCCGGTGGGCAAAGCACTAGGTGCATATTATCGTCAGCACTTCAAAACGAAATAGTAAGCTACAAATCTGGAAACATCTTTGCCACTGATGTTGACACTTTTTTGGCTGATCCCGACTATCCAGACGCGGGGACCGTTCCCAACACCATAGGGAAAACTATTCTTCGAATATTTAATGGACCTAATGCTGGGTTCTACCTAATAGATAAAAAATTCAATAGTATTAATAACCTATTTAGCGTAACTGCATTAAATCTTAGGAGCGATAGGAACTCTAACCAAGATCCTTTTGGCTTTCTTCCGGTCATGGGCATGCCCCTGTTCGCTGCACGAGGACCACAGGACGGCGATTTTGACGCAGGATCCACCGTCTTCGAGCAGTTCCAGGCTCGCTTTAATACCCTGGAAGATAGTTACTACGCCCAAGATTCGCTAGATGCAGGAACTGCGCGCACACTAAGTGGGAGTATAGAAGATTTTCCCACCCAGTATGGGTGTCTGTATAAAGTAATGTTTTCGGCGGGCTCAGTAGCCGAGCAACATATCTATGGCGATTCATACTCTACTTCTGAAGTAGGCATAACTGCTTTTGCAGAAGGTTCCCCTCGTGCCCGAGCAATACAGGCACATTGGCTTGGGTATGGTTCTGCTTTTTACATTCAGGCAAATGATGTCCATTCATCCTCGATATATACTACTCCCAGGCCTGCTGAGGAAGTAATAAACCCCGTACCGGGGCAGCAGCCCAATGCAATAAAGGCGCAAGATGACGCCTTAAATGGGCCGTACAATCAAGCTATTGGATGGGCAATAGATATTGATGTCTACACTCCTGCAGGCGGAATCGGAATTATCGCCAGAGCCCCGCAGAAGCGTTCGGAGGATATTCTCGATAAAACAGCAACGGGTATGGATATCTATGCAGAAAGCGCTTCTGTATCTCCATACAACAGTGAGGATAAATTCGATAATCGCTCGTTTGCAGACCCATCTGAGCTACCAGCGCCCACAAAAAATTCTGGCTACGGAATGCGAGTCACTAGCGGTACATTTACCGGACTCAGAGAAATCTTAGCCGCAGGGCAGATAGAAGTATATGACGATAAAAAAGATTCCTCAGATCCCGCAGCAATATTTAGGGCGGGAGTACTGGATCCGCCGTCCATAGGTAACCCCGCTTCGTTAACTCTTTGGGCCAAGAAGAAATTACCCGTACAAGCAGATCTTCCCAGAGCTTTTTATACCGCTCTAAACGATTCTGTTGCCAATGAATACGTATCTTCAGTAGTAGCAATCCAAGACCATAGAAATAAGCTCTTGATGGAGGGGACCGACGAAGAAAAGGCGCTGGCCGTAGAGGCAGGGTTTACTACGGGAGCACTTACGGTAAGCGGATCCGTTAACTTGAGAAACTTTTCTCCTCTTATCTCCACTAGCAGTGTGACGAGTAGAGGGGTATATCCTGTTTTTTCAGGAGAAGCGGATGTAAGCTTTCTAAACGGCGATAAGCTTCTTAGATACTTTACTCTTGATGGTGCAGTTGAGATCGCTTCTAGCGATTTAGCAAATGTAGATAGAACGGATTCAGAGCTTGGATCTGCCTCCATTAACCTTCTATCTTTTGATGCAAATAATGGCGAAGCCGGGAATCCTTTATATTCGTTCTCTCCTACAGATCCGACCCTATCTGGGATGGGAAATTCTCCCCATCAAGTAGTCATGTCTGTAAGAGCCAACGCAGACAGTAGCATCGCAGGAAATCCTCTGCTGGCTAAACATGAGATATATAAATTTGTAGGACGTGTCCTAGAATTTCAGTATGACGGAAGTGATCAAGACGTACTTAATACTTTTGATCCTGATTACGCCAGGACGAAAAAGCTATTTAGAATAGAGTCAGTAAAGCTAGAATATGACTATGTGGAGAGTGCGTTTTTTTGGCAGTTCTACCTTAGAAACGATCATACTGCCAGATTTGACGCGTCCACCGGACAAGTAATTAGTACGGGAGGCAGCGGCGAAGGTGCCGGGAATGCCCAAATCTCTTCTAGAGCGATTGCAGTACCGCATCTAGCAGACGAAACTGACAGTTGGGATAGAAAGATCACTTCTATCCGAATACGAGAAGCTAGATGGGCCTATGGATGGGTCGATATGGCGGAATTCTCCATAGTAGGCACCTACTTTACTGATAGCTTTGACTGTCACCCGCTACCATTTATGGGTTATTCGAAGCTCTACCCTCTATTTGGTTTAGAGGGCTATGATGGATCCTCTACCGCCGACGCCTACTATTATGCGTTGGGAGCGAGCCTAGGAGTCCCTCACTTTAGTGGGTGGCAATCTACGGAAAACTCTATCGGAGACAGGATAAATCAGGCGAATTACAAGTATCCATATTTTTCTTTTAAAGAAAATATAGGGTATCTCGATTACCCAAGAATAACGATGGGAGAGTCCGGACGAATACGATATGGGGCTATGCGTAGACTCCACGACATGAATATATGGCTGCAAGACCTTTATGGGATAAAAGTTGCCTCAAATGATACCAAAAGCGCGGCTTTCGGCGGAGTGACACAGTACAGACATAGTGTCCTAGAGCGCCTTGAGCTGTCTAATTATTTTTCCGTCTGGGTTCAGGCTTCTAATTCTCAAATATTTAGCACTGATGGGAGGCCAGATCCAAACGTAGTCCAACCCGCAGTAAACAGCTCTGTGTTCATGGATCGCACAGAGGACGATACGAACCCCTTTGTTTCGTCTAGATGGGTAAATCAGGGTGATGGATATTACCCTCTCTCTACAGACCAAAATCCTCCTATAGTAAACGAGCTTTCCGCTCTTACAGGACAGCGTCCGGTATTAAGCACGGATAATTGGTACTCTAGAAATCGAGAAAGCGTAAATGGAGAAAACGATAACATAATAGTTGACCAAGTCTATCCACGGTATCTTTTCAAAAAGTTACTAAGCAGAGTCAACATAAGACCAGAAACGTTTACATTTGCCGGACAAGACATTCTCATCGAGCCAATACAAGGGTTCCCAGATACCTACACCCACCAAAGCCTTGTAACAGAAGATGATGACAACTGGGACGGGTGGTCCAACGAAGATGAATCCTTTTCAGAGCATAAATGTGTTTATTCGCCGATAAGAGGCGGGGCAATACTAATTAATCAGGACGACGAAGAAAGCGGTACCGGCGGACCACGGGGTGTTTGTTTAGTTGGTGTTTCACTTTCGTTACCTGTAAATTTTGATCCAGAAAGATACGACTTTAGACTTCAGGGACTGATACACTCGTCAGATCTCCCTCCGTGGATCAGCGGCGGCAGCATTGTAGCTGGCAGAGTGGCCTCACTTACCTACCAGATTGTAAAGGATACTGTAGACGGCTCAGAAGTGATCGAGGAAAGATTGCTACTATTATCTCGTAGACACGAAGATACTGGTTTTGTTCAGATTGATGAAGAATGCTCAGCAGGTAGAAACGTTAGAGTTAGCGACCCGAGATCGAAGATGCCGGGAGAGTTTCTAAAGGACAATAATAGGGACGATATAGAGTATCGAGTACGTCTTCTATTCCCTATGATGACTAAAAACAGTTGGAACTCAATTTCCTATCTTAAACGACATGTCCGATTATTTAGAAGGTTCAATACAACTGGCTCATGGGGCTCATCGTTACACTCTTTTTGGCCGGACGTTCGAATATTCGCGCTTAGTCTCGTAAACGTAAGAGCCAATCCAACTGTAATTAGTGAAGCTGCGGTTTTAGGCACCCTAACCGCGCACGAGATAAAACTTAGAAAGCATAGAACTGCTTATGTGCCTCTGGGGCCCGCGAAAGCTCAATTTTTTACCGGAGACGAGTACGGATACATGAGGAGTAGCTCGACGTATCCAGGACATACACAGCCCTCCGCTCGACTCGGTAATGATACTAACCAAGACCCCTGGTGGAGTGGGGTAGACTATGCCAAAGGGAACGCAATCGGTACAGACAGTGTCCAGGGAGGTGTACTTTCTGTATCGCAGGGTGGTGGTACCTGGAGACTAGGAACCACTCAGTCAACCTGGTCTGGTCACTTTGTAGGCTGTATGCAGCCGTACTATTTACGATCTGCGGACCTCAGGAAGGCATATATGGGGCGCGCTCCAGCCGCACTCAAGGTAGTGTCTAGCAGCTATAAGCACATCACCTCTCCAAATTTTGAGCAAATTTTTCTATCTAGAGACGTCTACGGGTTTTCTAGGTTTAGTGAATCTGGAGGAGAAGGGGGCTTTGTAAACAATAACGGAGAAAATTTTAGCGATGATGCGTCCCGGAACATAGGATGGGGCAAAAAGGTAGTAAAGACTCGGCTACCTGATACCAGCTCTTTCGCTCCAGATGGATTAGAAATAACTTTTTCAACCTCTCCCGCATCCTCTATAGGAGATTTTTGGGCCCGAGACTACGTGGTACCCACTGAGACGGGCGTCATAGATCCAGAGTCCCCGTGGATTATGCCGGAAGTCCAAGAGAGTAAAGTATTCAAAAGAGGTGCGGACGGGATTAGCGTTACTGGAACCCTAGCAACAGATCCATTGTTCTACCAGCAGTCAATGTTAGTGGATCTAATTCCAGAAGACTATCCTGCCCGAAACGTTGGACACGCCTATGTAGATCCGGATTCGGAGGAGGCAATGCCCTGGCATGGGCATCACTTACCCAAACAACTTATAACTACTTCGTTTGGGCTGGCAAGAAGCAGCTTTTCAGAGATAAAGAATACAACTCCAGATCTGATCGCTGCAGACAATGGTATCGGTTACCCGACGCCTTCACATGCCTATTATTTAGATACAACAAGACTGGTGCTGCCAGGAACTACCGGATTTGTAGTTCCCATAGATTTGAGAAGTGACGCTATTCTTAAAGAGGTTTCTTGGCATGTGTCTACGGTCCCGCATATTTGGCGACAGCTGTCCCCTGCAAAAGTGGGCGCATGGGCGGAACTTGATAGAACGTACCAGGCAACAACGGGATTGAAGCGGCAGTTTTACAAGCATCCATCGGCGGGGAACGCCTATGATCCTCGATCCTTTTACGAACTTAGTGAAGATGGCCAAGGAGTTCCTAGCTATGTGAACGCAGGCACTACGGGTATGCAGGCTCAGTGGGCCTGCCACCACGACCTTCCTTTTAAGCAGTGGGGGGCATCTGGCGGGACTACTGTAAATCAAGCAGGACAGGGCGTTATATCTAAGTTTCCGACCGACATTCAAACGACTCTTTCCCATAACATAGAGGACTGGAAAGATAGAACAGGAATAATAGTAGAGCTTAGAAGAACTCGACTTTTTAAGGACAATTATGAGGCAGACTGGAACACCGTGAGAATGGATCAGGGAGGCGTAAGCGAGTTGGTAGCCTCTCACGTTCACAAACTCAGTGACATAGATCCCATGAGTTCCGTAATGCAGCAACAGTCTTATTCATGCGAAGCAACTTTCTTAGGAGAAGGTAGATACACAGGGGTTGTCTTTTCCGCTAGAGAGAAACCTAGATTCGGAGCTCAATATAGAGACCATCTTCAGCAGCCTCCCGAATTACACTTAAAGGGAACGTTCTCATTTTCTTCGGAAGAAAATGGAGACCTACACTATAAGCTGAAGCAAGATGCCGGACAATTCGATTACTTCTTAGCCGTACGTTTTTGGATAACTGGTCCTCGAGTTTACACAAGATTCGATCAGCAGATCGCCAAGACCACAGGGTACGACGGCGCTCCCCCCAATATAGACGGGTATTGGTTTCAGGAATACTCTAACTGCCAACACGCTCCGTATTTTATGGAAAATCCTTCAGCATTATTCAGAAGACTGAACACAGAATTTTATGGTTCTCCAGAGGAAGTGAGAGAGTATTTGGAGACAGCAACCTCTTCCCAAATAATGGGCGGAGGTACGACATATGCGGGCGAGGAGCACGTCTATAATAACTTATCTAGTGGTCCGTTTGAAAGATTGGTAACTAGAGGACCTTCTTTCGTGGGACACCCAGTCAGTCCTCCGTACGGTCCCGCCTGGGCAGACGAAGAAAGGTCAAAAGGCGTCAGTAGGGCATTTCAAGGATACTCGGGAAGGCCCGACCATCACTTCAACGGTAAGGTAACTTTTAGAGGAGCTAGAGCGGCATACTGGACCGTAAAACCATAAGCTAAAAATAGGCGGGGAACAAAGTTCCCCGCCTATTTAGTGTATACTACCTACTAATCTTCCCAGTCGAAAGCTAGCAACGAACTGATGTTGTCGTCATAGTTTTCGTTATGTGCCCAGGTTAGGTAGCCTATGATTGCATCTACTCTTTCACTTATAGCTGCTATCTCGAGCTTAACTTCCTTCTGGAAGTCTTCAGTCTTTTCTTGAGTTACCACCATTTGAGCGCCGATGGCTTTGATGTCTTCCGCCACTCCCGTAGTCCAAGGAGGGACATCGGTTGAAGTAGTGGCAGTAGGCTTTGTACGCTTACTAGTAAGTTTGGGCTTAGGCTTCTTCTTAGTAGTAGCTGCAGTAGTAGTCGTGGTTTCCACGTTTTCCGTTGTTTTGGTAGTCGTGGTCCGCCGCTTCCTCCTTTTCTTTGGAGGAGGCGTCGAGTTTTCAGTTGTTTCTACTGTTTCTACTGTTTCTACTGTTTCTTCCTTTGCGGGGGAAGTATGTACTTTATTGTTCCCCGTTTTGAGATCGTTTAAAATCTCACTTAGGGCCTCTTCCTCCATATCTGCTATGGATGGGTACAGAGCCTCTCCTGCATCGTTTGTAACTCCCAATATGGCGGATATAAGATTATCCTCCGTCATTGTAAGAGTATCTGGCCCCATTTTTAGAGCCCCCGTACGAACAGCGATGGTTCGTAAAAGCCTTTGTTTTCCTCTCATTTCATTACTTCCTTTTTTATTTTTAATCATTGGATATGGTCCAAATTCCTGTAAGACCCTGAATCTAGCGGCAGTCACTCCATCACTTACTTTCTCATGCAGGTTGCAGCCCAATCCATTAGCTAGCATGTGTCCGGTGACTTTTTTGCACTTATCTAGGAATACGCAGTCTAAACAAGACTTGGTCATATTATGTCTGACTTCATGGCCTGCCAACATCGGATGACGATTAGTTCTGGACATCCATATGTTGTACACCTGCCGTTACACCCAGGCAATTGCGTCCTTAGACGTCTGAAATTTCGCTGAATGTGTCTCTCCATAGTACTTCTGTGTTCTTCGAGAGGACAAGGTATGTCTTCGTCATCCATACCCATGACTACATCATAGATACGGTCAGACATTCTCTCTACGTTTCCCAACCCCTCTTCCCTACATATGGAGGCAATTTCTGTCCTATTGACGTCATTTTTCATGCCTCACTCCATACTCTTTTATGTTGGCTGGGGTTAGCCGTAAGTATACCCCAGTATCTTTTCCCATATTCTTTGAGAGTATTAGCCTCAAAAACAGGCTGTCATCTATTCCAATTAATTCCGATAGGCAATCCTCTAAGAGTTTTCGTCTATTCCCCACATCAAACTTTTTGAAAAAAGTCTTGGCTTTCTTGGGCCATCCTTTATTCACAAGAGTGGGGAAGTAAAAATCCATTTCCAAGACGTACGCACTGGTCTCGGTGTGGGACTTGGTAAACCTTACTAGGTCTACCATATGGTTATTACGCATATATTCGATGAATTTACGACGATACAGCTTTGCTTCTGCGGAGTAAGTAGCCCCGCCTTGCCATCTGTGAACTCTAATCTTATTCTCACTGGGAGGCAAATCAGGGAAAAATACATCTAAGCAACCCTTAGAATCTTCGTCTAGAACTTCCAAGATTAGAGTCCCTCCTATTCATCTCAATTGAAACCTTCTTATTCTCTATGAGGCGTGAGAGAACTCTTAAATCTCGGTTAGCTGCTTCCGCTATTCCTCCCAAAAGCTCGCAAAAAGTTTTCGCCTCTATCCAACAAGTATTTGCCTCTACATAACGGATATCTGCGGTAGTCAGGTCTTCTTTTTCTTGAACTGTTCCTGTCTTAGATTTTCTAACTAGGCTCTTGACCAGCTTTAGCTTTTCTGAAGAGTTTAATGTCTCCGCTTTAGCCACGGTTAACAGGCTGTTAACATAATCGCTGTGTCCGCACATTTTAGAAAAGATGTCTCCCAATTCAGAATTAGTAAAGCTATTTACATTGTCAGGAAGTCGTCCATCAAAAAACTGTCCATTATCTTCTAGAGGGCGGCTGGGCAGTGCGAGCCCTGAGTTTTCCAGTCTCTCCACTGCCTTCAGTCCTGCATCTTCGTACATTCGATCCCCTTCATCTAGGGTAACCGAGTAATCATGATTTTTCTTCACCGCGCCCTCTGTTCACAAAAATAGTTATACGGACAGCTGCTACATTCGTACCTGTCCGCTGTGGCTATTGGAGGTTGTCCAGTTGAAAGGGCTTCCTCAATTTTTACCCCAGTTGCCCTCCACCATCTTTTTTCGATTTTCTTATCGTAAGTTAGCACAAACTCTTTTATGTCATGCGGCCATGACTTGCTAACATATAGAAATGAGATAAATGGAACATCTAAGGCATTCGCATAAATACCCATTGCCTGGATTATGTGAGCGGGCTTAGGCTGCGTAAGCTTATCAAACTCCTTGCCCATTGATTTTATCTCAAGTAGCACCCGACAATTACTCAAAGGAATCAGCCCGTCAGTGCTTGATCCCATTACAAATAACTCAGGCAGATCTATCTTGACCTCATCTAAGAATCCTGGAATCGAAAGATGAAGAGCTTTTTGAACTACGTCGTGTATGGCGTGTCCAATAGCGAATGTCATTAACAGTGCGTGCGGGATAAACTGTTTAGGAGCTTTGTCAGCAACAACATCATAGTATAATCGCCGCACACACATGTGTGAACTGGAGGCGTGTACAGTACCCACACTCCGTTCGTAGGGCTTAAAAAGCCCAGTACCTCCGCACGATCTGCACACCTGATCCGGCTCTTTATTCTTCCATTCTCGATACTCCTGTAGCGTAAGTCCTACTTTAGTGCCTAGTTTTCTTGCGCCCAAATTGTAATAAGATCTAATATCTATACTAGACCGTACTTGTTCTATCTCTTCGGCGGAAAAATTATCAAGATCATCAATCGTGTTTATTTTCATTCCTGTACGCTTCCAATAACTGAAGGAACCAACCCTCTTCAACGATGTAGTACGTGTTGCCCTTATCCCTAAACTCCACCATGAAGACAGGCATTTGGTCTACGGATGCAGCATTCCCTACCTTCACTAGATCGTCTTGCTTCAGAGTAAATGATTTTTTATCTGTATACTTGCACTCAACTCTCAATAGCTCCCCTTTAAGATCTGCCTTATCAATGGGAGTTTGTCCGGAGGCTATTGTTTGTCGAACCCCGAGAAGTTTTGCTTTAGCTTTTTCTTGCTTATCTGCTTGTCGGCGCGTGCTTACTCTAGGGTTGGCTGGCACATAATCTATAGATAGGGACTCTCTCGGCGAGAAGGCACGATTACAAGCCCTGCACCGCATCTTACCGGCGGCCCAGGGCTTTATATTTAGCGATTCACAAAAGGGACAGGCTTTCCGTTTCCCCATCTTACGCTCCGCCCTGAATACCTACCTTTTGCAGGGTTCTGAGTTCGATCTCGTCTAGTAGCCCGTTGTCGAGAACATAGGCAGCCGCGTTTTTAGCTCCTTGCCCAATGCGCTCCCCCTCATAAGAATACCAAGCACCACTACGGTTAACCACTCCGTGATCTCCCGCAATGGTAACGCTGTGAACACTTCTATTGATTCCACAATGAGCGTACAGGTAATCGTACGTCCCGTGAGCCCCTTCGTGGCCCCCGGCTTTTTGTTTGGTGATCTCCCACCGCACCGTTTTACCTACGACTTTCTTTCCGTCCTTTACCTTTGCAATAGGGCTTAGTTGAACGGTAACCCAGCGGGCATGTTTTAGCGCCCATCCTCCAGCCTCTATGGTCTTGGGGGAGTACTTATTCGCCCTGTCCGTGTTATCACGGACTTGGTTAATGCCGAGGACCGTAGTCAAATTGGGTTTTCCGTTTTTGTCAGGAGCCAGGGCGTTGTTCAGCCCTCTAGCAAATCGAGTGTTAAGCAGCGCTGCGCCTCCCACTCTAGGTGACTCGGATAGACTCTGCTCCGCGTCGTGCTCAGTCAAGAGACTTCCAAACGAGTCAATTAGAACAATATCAAACTGCCCCGACGCAATGATGTCCAGAGCAATGTCAAAGAGAAGCTCTGCTTTTTGTGGAGGTATTGTTACGAAATCGCCTATCTGATCCCGCATGTCCTCTTTATCTTCCTCAGAAAGTGGCATACCGGTCATCTCTTCATTCTGTCGTGAGAAATGCTCGATCTCAGATTCGCTGTAGGCTACCCGAACTCCACACGCCCTAGCCTGGGTTTTGTCGTATACCATTTCAGTTGAGATAACTGCTACTGACGTATCATCGCCGTAGCGCATTTGATGTTCTCGAATTATTTGATTAGCAAGCCAATTCTTGCCGACTCCTTGCTTACCTACAAAGAAAGAAAGCCCCCCTGCGGGAAGACCTCCCTGCAGGGCTATATCTAAGTCTAAAATGCCCGTGGGCAGCCTCTTCATAACCCAGGGCATCGTGTACTCTCCGGCAGAAAATATCTTCCCGGGGTACCTGGATTTTAGTTGGTTTATGGTTGCCTGAAGATTACTTTCTTCGGTCTTTTTGCTCATTTTTCTCCCAAGGTTCCGTTCCACATACCTCGCAGTACGGAGTTAAGGTTCTATAGCTTACTCGGTTACTGCCACATTGAGGGCAGCATTTTCCCGCCTTTTCAGCTATCTTGGTTACTTCGTCGGTTAGAACTACAGCGTACTTTTCCATCGATTTAGGACCTTTCTAAACTCTTTCGTAGGTCGAATGCCTAATCTGATGGACCTCTCTACTGCCCTAGCTTTTGTTTCAGGTACCATTACGTTTTGTTTGCGCATCGTAGAACTTATCTTACAAACATCTCGTATTTGCACCGTTTCTTGTCGGACCAAGCATTCTGTCACTATTTGACCGTGCACGTCCAGAATATAGGAAATTGTCGAAGAAGGCACTCCAGTTCTTTTGGACAGTTCCTTTACTATCTCTTTGTGAGTCATATTTCTCCCGAGTCAGCGCGGAGACTGACCGCACATGAGGTAGAGAACAAAAGCTCCCCTCGGTCAGTCCTAATAAGTACTCCGTTTTCGCTTATCTCTAGCAGAGTTCCTGACATCGATCCCTTAGTAGTAATGCCGTCTAAGCTTAATATGTTTACTACTGTGCCTACTAAACTATTAGACTTCTTTCTAGCCCCCTGTCCTTCTGATTGGTGCCACATTACTTAGCTTCTCCCCAACTATTGGCGCAATCCATTGATATGGGAATTGGGACGCTCATAGGAATAGGATCTTCCATAAGCTCTTTAATCACATCTTTTGCGGTCTCTATTGTTTCCGGAATGTTCGGTACTTCAAAAACCAGCTCATCGTGTATTTGGAGAAGCATACGTACTCCAATAAGTCTAAGAGCCTCACTACTTTCGCAGTTCAGCATTGCTTGTATTGCAATGTCTGCCGCGGACCCTTGGATGATAGAGTTGACGGATTGCCTTCGGGTCATGGAAGCCACTCCTTTGTCGTCGGATAGTATGTCGGGAAGCCTACGATATCTCCCACGAACGGTCTGAACAAAGAGCCTATCCTCACAAAGGATATGAGTATCATCTATAAATGCCTTCACTTGAGGATAGATAGAGAAATATTTTTCTATCAAGTCTTGGGCCTCTGGACATTTTTCATACGTCCTACCATTTCTTCTTTTGACAGTTGTAATATCAAGTCCTAGCTGATGCCCGAGTTTAGCGGCCCCGATTCCGTACAATAAGCCGAAGCCCACCGCTTTCATTTGAGCCCGTACTTCTATTAGCTCTTTTTGCTGTTTAGTAGGGTCGTCAGCTTTTTTAGCTTCCATAATCTCATCATAATCGTAGCCTCCAGCTAGAGATGCGGTCATAGAATGTAGGTCCTTACCAGACCGTATCGTTTCTATCATTTGTTGGTCTTGCGACATATGAGCCATTATTCGCATTTCTAGCTGCTCATAATCTGCCACTATTAGCGTCATTGAGGTGCCTCTAGCTAGTTTAGGGGGATCTACGAGACTCAGCTCTTCTAGCGAATGATCAATGCACTCTCCCCACGTTCCAGCAACAAATAACTTTCTGATTTTTGCTCCCCAATCTCCCCTAGACGGGATATTTTGTAGATTAGGGTCTCCGCTCGATAACCGACCGGTTACGGTTCCAGTTGCCTTTAGGTCAGTATGGATACGTCCCCTAGAGTCTGCACACAGAGGCAGTCCAGTTAAGTACGTGTTGTGCAGCTTAGAGAGGATTCGATGCTCCTGGAGAGCTATTGCAAGCTCGTTGCCTTTGCTGGCCCACTCCGCAATAGCTGCTTTGGAAGTACTGGGATTCTTTATGCCTGTGGTTCCGCCAGAACTCCAGAACTTAGGACGCTCTCCGAACGGATCTATCCAGTCTCCTCTGCCGTCTTTACGGTAAAACAGTTCTCTTAGCTGTTTTGCCGAATTAGCGTTTACGCCCCACCCTGCTATTCTGACTATCTCTCTTTCCAGCTGATCTATATCTTTCTTCATCGGAATTCTTAGATCTTCTGTGCCTTGTATGTCTACCTTTATTCCTCTACGTTCCATATTCCACAGAGTTCGCAGGAAAGGGTCTACAACAGAGTAATAGTAATCTAGCAAGGTCTCGTCCGAGGTGTCGTGCATAGCCATTTTGCAGAGTTCTGCGCTCATAACATCGACTAGTGTGTAGCTCCCCCACGCATCTAGAGAAGCATAGTCCGCGACCATCAACTTGATCATTTCAAGCGGCTCTATGTCTGCCTCTATTTGTGTGCCTAAATAGTCAAACAGGATGTCATGGGCGTCCGATATTAGTATATCGTTTGTAAGGTACCACTTTGCCTTTACTCGGTCTTCCTTATCCACAGGACCCAGCCCTACTAGGCTAGAGAAGTCGCTTACGTAGCCCATCCTAGTTGATGTCTTAGGACACAGTTCGTGCCGCCTAGCTATGGATAGTAGCTGAGTAGAGGTTAGCTTCTTTTCGCTTGACCGAGCTTTTCCTACTTTCTTTAGGTCAGCTACTACTGATTCGTCTCCGTAGACACGCCCTACCAAGCTGAGCAACTCAACGGCAAGCCCCACATCTTGCTCTTCTAGGGCGTCGTGCATCCTGCACATGACTTCTATTTCTTTGGTAACGGCTCCTACGCTTCCGAAGACCTCTTTAAACGATGCCATTCTAAGCCCTAGGTAATCTGCTGAGGTCTGTTTCAGTCCGTGCCTTCCTCGTCGATTCTCGTCGATGAGCCAATCCATAGCTACAGTATCTTGTAGAACTCCACGTATGTGGATTCCGTGATTTGCTACCATGTGCATGTCAAACTTGGAATTCGTCATCCGCATGGTTATGGAGGGATCTTCTAGAACACCGGCAAACACTGGCAAGAGCCTAACCGGAGCGCAAATTCTTGATTCACCATCGGATAAGCTGAAGAACTTTACCCTAGCCCCTGTCTTAGATAGTCCAGTTGTCTCTGTGTCAAATCCTATGCATTCTGCCGATTCATATATATCTCTCCAATACTCCGCTTCTTTGAGCGTCTCCACATATTTTGGGTCGGGGGTCTTTACAAATTTATATCTCATGTTTTTCCACACTAAAAAATGATGGGCGGAGATAATCTCCGCCCATCATTGTTATGACCCAATTCAGACGCGATTATCTAAAAGAGGTATATGGCTTGGAATCACTCACGTAGCCTAGTTGACCTTCTCTAAGTCCCAAAATTTCGCTGTAGTAGCTGTTGGCCTGGGGCTCAGTGTAAAGTTCGAAATCAAACTGAGACTTCATTAGCTTTTCCAACTTCTCATCGACTACAAATCTGAAATCAGGATCCTCATCGTCAATCAAAGGTTGATTATTTTCGTCCCGCACAACCACAAACTGTCCGTCGGCAGTCTTGAAATCGGAAAGACTTTCTACCCTAGATAGGACTAGTTGAGGAAACCCCTTATCGCCTATAGTTTTCTGAATCTCTGCCACGACTTCGTGGAACTTATGGGGCCGTGGAGTGTCACAAGAATCGCATTCAGTTTCCGCCAGCGGCAAATCATACGCACCGCATCCATCACATCTAATTTCCTGATCACCAAATCGGCTGACCTCAGACTCACTTAGATCTGTGTGGTCTATATCAAGAAGAGTTTCTCCGCAATGACTACACACATAGTGCACTGGCTGGAGCGTACCGCCGCAAAGGCACATCTTTTTGGCCTTTCTAGCAATCTCACGAAGTACATTAAAATGTGTAGGAGGGAGGTCGAAGAACTTCTTTCTCCAGAATGAAACGTTTTCTGGGTCTTCGTTTTGGATAGCTGCTTTGCGCTCCCTGATGCTAGTTATTTTGTTCCATCTAAAGATTTCCTCTCCCTTCATCTTCCCGTGTTGGTATCGAAGAGGGTTTCCGTCTCTATCTGTAACAACCTCTTTCTGGTTTACTCCGAACTCTATGCAGTTCATGAAAAACCGATTAGGCTCATCGTTTCTAGGTATGCCCGATATGGCAGAATGTCCTGCCATAGCCTGAGTAGTCAAAGTACACTCACCCTCGTTGGGTGTGCATGACTCGAACACTTGCCTCTTAGACCCGTCTTTCATGGTCTTCATGTACTTTACATTAAACCGAGTACATTCATACCAATCTGCTGGCTGTTGCTCTGCTGTAAGGTAATTACCGGGGGTCAGCAAAACCCATGCGGACTGTCCTTCTTTGACTCCGACTCTGTCGGACCATTTTGCGGACCAGCCGTTACTTTTTCTTCTAGGCTTCTTTGCTCGAGAGGATCTTTGTGCCGTAAATGATGCTTTCTTCACGCTTTTCTCCATTTTATTGACGCTTGCGTCACTGATATTGGGGAGAAACACACATCTAGTATTTCTCCTTCTGATAAATAGTCCGGTTGTTGAGCTTCATCAGGCAATACTGCCACGGAAACTCTTGAGGACTTCAACTGTCCGGCAATCTTTATTGTGGCCTTTCTTCCCGCCGCATCATTATCTAGGCAGAGAACAATTCGACCGCCGAACCTTTCTAGTTTCTTTTTTTGTTCAAGGGACATGCTACTGCCCATAAGGGCAACAGTAGTCTCTAGACCGGCTTGAACCAGCCAGAGAGCTGCTTTAAATCCCTCCACCACATATATAGTAGGCCTGGCCTCGCTATGCGAAGCTATACTGTGTACCTTATCCTCCCTCCATAAGTAATTACCTTTTCTAAACGACTTTACGTTATACCCAAACTTTAGAAACTCCCGAGTATAAACTTTATACTTTCCTCCGAACTTTACGTGTAGTGTCCGGCCGACAATTCCTACTAACTCCCCGTTTCTGTTTCGAACCGGAAAAGTTATTCTAGACAGATCTGCGTCGAACCCTACATCATTTTGCTGTAGAGTTCTCCAACTAAACCCTGAGTCTACTAATGAGGTTGGGCAGGAGTCGAATACCCCTAAGATTTTTTCAGGAAGAACCACCTCCCGATAAGCCTCCTCGTCTAGGTCAGCAACTCTCCTCTTTTTCGGCATGTGCACGCTAGACAGTATTTGCTCGCTTTTTGTAGGGCTTTCTACCTCCCGAAGAAAGGATTTAAGAGAGCCTCCCCCACAACCCGCAAAGCAATACCACTGACCTGTTTCCGCATTTATAGATATGCTTGGAGAACTTTTTCCTGGAGTTTCTCCGTGTATAGGGCAGTACCCTGTGTAGTTGTTTCCACTCCCTGCCCTAAGCCCCGATATGTATTTCTGATATACCTCTAATATGCTAGTCCCTAAAAGGGTTCGCCCTTTTCTTTGGACGTTTTTGGACTCCAACAGAATTATCTCCTCCTGCTACCATTTGCTGTCCTTCTGAAGTTTCCATTCTGGATTTTTCTTCTAAGAAGCTTTTTATATTAACGCTCCGGTGTAACACGGAAAAGTCTCCTCCAGGATTTGCATTAATAACAAACGGGCGTACGATCGCCTCACGGACTTTGGAGAACACTAGCATGAGCGTTGCGCCGGAACCTGAAGGATGAGGACCTCTAAACGCCCGAAAAGCAACGTCTGCATCTTGCCCCAGTCCGTCTGAGTAGGATAGATCGTCAAGATCTCCCGTAGGGTTTTTGGCATTTTGCCTATTAGCTTGGGTCGTACCAACAACGGGACACTGAAGATATTGTGCCATGCCCTTCAAATCCTGAGAGATGTGAGATATTTGTTTCCAGTCCACAGTCTTTGACCCGGATCGACTATCTCTCATAAGGTATAGGCCATCTACGAAAATAACGTCTGGTTCAAACCGTTCTGCAACGGCGATTAAGTCTTCGACGCTAGACGCTCGTCGTTTACCTTTATCCGAGACACTTAGTAAGGCTCTTCTGTGTCCGCTCTTAGAATCTAGTTCTTCCGCCTTTTCCATAGACTCTAAGTAGTCGTTTACATATTGCTCGTCTTCTGGACTTAGAGTTCCTCGTTTTAGATCCCCGTAATCCACACCCGTTAGGACTGAAGCAATTCGGGTAAGAATCGCCTGCGTGTTAATCTCTTTGCTAAACACCATGACTCTTTTATTGCATTCGTAGGCGTGGGCCGCCATAGCGCACAAAAGCCATGTCTTCATATTTCCCGGCCTACCGTAAATTACGATAAATTCCTCATCCCTCATGCCCCCAGTTTGTCGATTAAGAACATCCCATGGATACGGAATTCCCACCACACCGCCATGAGTTTTTTGCGTCTCATATTCTTGCCGAATAATTTCAGCGGCGTTGCTAATCAGTACCCCCTCATCTGAGTGGCTTTCTAGATTTAGGCGACGAAATTTAGGTAGAAAAGAATCAAGAATGCAGGACGGATCCTCATCTTCGTGAAGGGCCTCCGCGATTCCACCCACTATATCGTTTAATTCTATTTGTATAGATTCCTTTTTGATCTCGGAAATTAAGGCGTAAATAGAATTTCTAGACGGAGAGAAGTCAAAGTCAGGGAACTTTCTTTGGAGCCTATCAACAGTAGGTACCTCGCCTCGATGTTGCGGATCATGGAATTGATCCCAGAGCCATCTAAATATTTCTTTAGTATCTGTCATCCTAAAGAAGTCTGGCGTAACACCTTTTCTTTTAATTGAGGTAAAGTCCCCAGATTCTACGATATTACTGATAAGTTCTATTTCTGGGTGCGCCATTTAAAGGGGATCCTCCGTATCGTCATCTAAAAGGGAAGACCCAAGGTCTTCGTTATTTTCTAAGCCTAAGTCTGCTTTTATGGCAGCTAATACGGAGGTGGTCAGCTCTTCGGCTAAAAGAACTGTGCTTTCCGCGCTAACGCTTGTTTTGCCGGCAGCTATGCTGCCAGAAAACGTTGTGTTTTCTATAACTATTTCATAGTAAACCTCTAAAGCGCCGGACGCTGGCGTCCATGATATTTGGCGCACCTGTACATCAACCTCTGTCTTCATTACGACGAGGCCTCTCCATATAGAGCTGTCATTTTGTTATAGGCATCTCTGCAGATAGATGACGCTAGGTCGCTTGCGGCATCATAGGCATAGCCTACAATCTCTCTGTCCTGAGAGCAAGACAATGTTACAGTCACATGGACATCATAACCGTTTCCATAGTCCTTGTTAGACATCCCCAATCCAACAGAAACCTTTGCATTTCCATCACCTACAAGATCTTGTATTTCATTAGAAGCCAAGTGTAAATCCTCCGCTAAAACTATATCATCAAGAGAAAAACTTTCGGTCCCATTGCGCGCCGACCCCTTTACAGTACCGACTATCACTGTAAGTCCTTGGGTATTATTACCCTAGTAGTTGACGCTTTTTCTGTAGCTAGTTCCTCGTAAACAACTTTGAGTTCTGTCGGGAGGCGGTCGAGCTGATTTACGTTAACTGAGTAATCCAGAAAGCCATATTTGATTAGTTTTTCTGTCTGACCTAGCTCTTCTGCAGTTTCGATTACGTCTGCCACGTCAAAAGTCTTCTTTGGTTTTCCTCCCTGAACTTCAAATCTATACCCCGAAATTTGATGAGACCCCACCCCGAGACCTCTAAGCTCTGACTTAGCCTCATTTATAATAGACTTCTTCTCCACCATTAACTCTCTAAGCCTAGAAACTTCCGCAGGCATGGTGGACTCTAGGTCTTCCCATAAAAGGCTAATTTGTCGATTTATTCCAACTAATTTTTCTGCACTCATGAAATCCCCCTACAGCCCAAAGTTAGGCCGTGTAAGTTCGTAGTGTTTCGTGATTAAGTCAAGACCGTATTTTAGATCTTGAATTGTAGAGTATGTGTCTCCCTGCCCCTGACGTACCAGAGACTTGTCCCCCTTTCTTAACAAATAAGACGGAGAAAGAATTGCCAACATCGGGTACCTAACTTTTTTACCTGTCGATGGAGATGTCACGGATATATCGAAAATCGTGCCCCTCTTGTCTAGAATCGATACATTTTTTCCTAGTAAGGTAGTCGCAGCAGTTTTGCCCGCTGCTATTACTAATAGAGGATCTATTGCGTATATCGTATTCTCGAGGCGAGTTCGGCAGTTTTTTATTTCTTCCTTTGAGGGAGTTCTATTCTCAGCGGAACGACACAAGATTGTATTAGTAAAAAATACGTATTCCTCTAGAAAGTCTTTTAGGGAGGCAAAGTATCTTTCATTGTCTTGTATTTCTCTGAGTTCCGACAATCTTTCTAGATTCGGCCAGGACATATCGAATAGCTGCAGGAGTAGTCTTCCGGATTTCCCCATCAGCGTTTCGTTTTCTTCGTCTTCCTGTTCTCCAGGGCTTTCACCTACAAAGACAATATCTGCCGATGCGCTTCCAGACCCAAAAACGGGCTGAAGCCGACTTTCGCATAACAGAGTACATTTGTCGCAGTTACGGTGTTCTTCATACAGAAGCCGCAGGGCTTCTTTGCCTACCATGTAGTTCCTCCAATTTAATTAGGTCTCCAGTTCTTTTTGACCTCAAATCCCTGTTTCTTTGATTCCCGTATTAGCGAGTAAATCATGCCCCTGCACATCTCCAAGTTGGAGTCTAGAAACAGAAACACCATTGGGTGCTTCTTACCGGGATGCTTTCTCTGTATTCTGCCAACACTTTGCTGAAAGGTTATGGCGGAGTGGCTTTTTGCCGCGAATGGCGTTACCAAAAGAAGGGTATCTAAATCTTTACGATTATACGCTTCTTTGCCTACCCCTACAGTGGCGAATACCAATTTAGAGCCATGTAAGCGCTCCAGCCTTTCAGAAGATTTAACCTTTCCGTGAATCATCGTACTGTCTGGGTACACTTCGTGCAGATACTCGACGTGCTCTACGGAGTGAGAGAGGACGTATAGTGTTCTGCCTTGCGCTAAGCCCCAGCGTATTACCGAATGGATGACGTCGTTCCTAGCAGAGTGTCTAGCTAATTCTTGCCTCATTAAGCCCACATTAAGTTGCCCTGATCGATCGTGCATAGATCTCAGCTGCTTATCCCTAAAAAACAGCCCCGTCTCCACTACATTAACAGTTGGGCTTAGGTCTTGGCTTAGGTCGGTGTAGAATATAGGACCTAAATGAGACAAGAATATCCCCTCATTCCTGTCGGTTCTGTTGGGGGTAGCCGATAGTCCAATCCGTATACCAAGACCAATATCTGCTGCTTTAGAAAACATGTCAGCAGCCATACAGTGACATTCGTCATATATGATTAATCCGAAGTTTTCGAAAAACTCTTTGGGTAGCTTTCCTTCTTCTGATCTACGAGCCAGGGTCTGTATAGTTGCAAAACAAATATCAGATTCTACATCGAATCGTTTACCCTGTATCCAACCGGTTTCGCCTTCAAAATCAAAGAATGCTTCGAGTTCTGATAGCCAGTTCTCAAGGTGCGCTTTTTGTGGGGATACAATTAGTGTAGGAACTTTTTCGTGGGCAGCTTTTAGCCACCCTAAAATAGTTTTCCCTTTTCCACACGCCAAGTTTAAAATTCCTTTTTTTGTTGCTGCAAAAGCTCCCCAAGCTTCTCGTTGGTTTTCTCGTAGCTCGAAACAATCTTTAGCTTTTAGATTTATTTGGCGGAACTCTTTGGGGCGTAGATCTATTATAGTGGAACTTCCAAAGCCCTTTAGTTGTTCATCAGTAAAAGATTCAAGAGGCACTTCAAAATGATTCTTATGTTCTTTTACCAAAACTCTAGGAGTGCCGTCAGGAAACTCTCCAAAACGAAGAGAGCCTTTCAGCAAAGATTCTGGCACTAAGTCTCTAGGTAGGAAAAGGGACCGCTCTTTATAAACGGTCCCTTCCATTAAGCTATTGATGTTTCCTATCAAATTTTATCTCTCTTTTTTCTCGGGGCAAAGGGATTAGGATACCTTTTCTTTGGTATAGACTCTAGCGCATCCACAGCTGTTTTGGCCCCTGCCGTGATTCCCTCAATACAGGCGTTGTGTACCAACGCAGAAAACCACGTATCTCCTTCTTCGTAGTCTTCTATACCTCTGCTCGCCTCTGCTCTTGATTTTCTTTGGATTGCTCTGGGCTCTCGTATGGTCACCGGACTATTGTGCCTTTCGTTGTGGGATCTGGCTCGTTTTTCCGATACTACTCGGCAAGTGCTTTGGACCGGACATGCCCTGCATTGAGGGTCGTCCCCTTCGTAGTAGTCCGGATCCCCGTAACATTCAGGCTTACTAGATTCCCTTCGGGAGTGTCCCCCGAATCGTTGACTAAAAGAATTTGACAATTATTATAATCTCCTTTTTTACATTTTATTATGTTTTTAGTGTAGTGTAATATTAGCTATACGGTCCTGTATCCTTATGACAGACTATGATAGATTCTGCATAATCGCTCCGGAGTAAAATATGAAAGTAATTGATCACCACGATGACCTATGTGAGGCCTTTTTAGTAAAGAATGCCTCTGCCGCCTCTAGCGAAATATTTAAAAAGGCAGAGTGGAGAGAAAAGGCAGAGCTGTTAGACAGGGATGTAGCTTTAATTTTAGTGGAAGAAAATGGAGCGGAGCATAGAAAGTTTGCTTGTTACGACGAGGGCAACATTCTAATGTCTGAGTGGTATCTCCTTAATGCTAATCATTCATTGAGCAGTTCTGCCATCAAGACAGCCGCTACTAATCTAGTTGATGCCGCCGATGAATTTGGAATATCCCTAAACCCAGCCACCTCTTATCTATCTAGGCTTCCGGAAGATCCAAAGGAAACTATAGACGAAAGAAGAGTAGCTGCTGGCGGGCGAAATTTTTCCAGAAATACTCCAGATTCAGTAAAAACAGCCTCAGCATATGACGCCTTAGCGTTAGCTATCCGTAATTGGGACGAGTTAGATCCTTACGATAAGAGAGACATTTCAGTGGATTTAGTGGGGCTGTCTAAAGTGGCCGGGATGGATATTCCCGATCATATATACGAGTACAGTGGAGAAGGACTCAGTACGAATTTCAAGAAGGTAGCCAGCTATAGAAAAAACTATACTGCGGATACTAAGCTGCAAGAAGGCTATGACCGACTGAGTAAGATGGCGGACTCTATGCCAGAGTATGAAGTAGTAGAGGCCCTGTATTTACTAGACGAGCAAGCAGGATTAACTAATAGATATGGCGAAAATCTCCCAAATCCAGTGTTGTCCGTATTCGGCACAACTAAGGAAGCCGAGTATTCATGGATCCACGGAGGAGATTATGTCACAGAGAAGATGCTGAAGAGATACTCGGGCAGCACCTCTGCAGTTAATGCCGCCGACAATATATTTACAGACGATGTTAAAAATAAGTTTAGAAAAGATCCAGTAGGACTATTTAAGTCCCTCCCCCTCGAGCAACAAATTTTGCTGTCACGATTGGCTTCCCAAAGTAGAGAAACTAACGACGGAGGATATTGATGTCCATCTTCAAGAACGAAGATACCCATCCACTGTCCTTACTAAGAAAGTATCTTGAGCTTTTTGGTGTAGAGGCTTTGGAGTGGGAGCCTACGGTAATAAGAAAGGCAATAGAAGATTCTACTGGAACATCAGTAGCTAAGATAAATCTTAATAAACTGTTCGCCGCCATATCCGTAGCCAATAGAGATTCGTTCTGGAGAGATTGGGAATCCTTTCATTTTCTTTCTCAGTGTTTGAACAATAATTTGCCTTCTTTAGGGCAAGTACAGAACCAAACCATCGGACAACTGATGGTAGCGGTAGATATTGCTAACTCAATTAGAGAAGATTTACAGACGTTGACTGAGACTCCTTCTTTTTCAGAAGAAGTAGCTAGATACGTAGCCGCCCAGGCATTAGAGTCTGGAATTTGGTTTTTGCCTCCTCCGCTAGATTTCGCAAATAAGTACGCTTGTGGCGATAGCCAAGAATGCAGAGACTGCGGTAATATAGAGGAATTGCAGGTAGACGGACTCTGTAGTTACTGTGTAGATAGGTACGATACTTCGTCTTTACTGTCTTTTTCTCCAGACCCTGACAGAGTAAGTAAGGGGCAGGGAACTAATGTAGTTTCCTTCAAAAAGCACCCAACTGCAAAGGTGGAGAAGCGACTATCTGAGGCGCTTACCAAAGACATTACCTTAAAAGAGACTCAAGTAGATATATGTGTGGCTAAGTTGATGGTCGGAATTGAATACTTGAGGGACAAACGAAAGACTTTATAAAGTGATATCTGAAGCCATATTTTCTTATTTCTCAGAAGAGCTTGCGGAAAAAGTTGCAGCAATACCTGCGCCTGCGCCGCAGCAGGCCGGTTCTCCCGAAAAGAAAAAGGGAATGGGCATTTCGCCTTTAACAGTTGGCGCGGGCGTAGTGGGGTTGGGCGCTGTCTTGAAGAATCCAGCAACCGCACAAAAGTACTTGGGCAGGCTTAAGGGATTGGTAACTTCCCCCAAAGATTCGTTCGTTCGAGGGATGCGAACAGGGGCCAGCAACATAAAGCAAGGACCTGGAGCGTCTGCATCGGCAGCCAAGAAACAGGAACTTTTTAAAGAAGTCTTAGAGGGAGCATCGCAAGGCAGAAAGGTATCTATTAAAGCTCTAGATAATCCGCAAGGGCTTAGAGCCTCCGGATGGGGAAGTGTAGGAACTTCTCGTTCGGCAAAGGATTCTTTAAAATTAAACGATAAACTGCAAGGCAGAGTCGATAGTGCTCTAAAGAGAATTAAAGACGGAGATGACGTTGACATGTCTTCTCTCTCTAAATTATATGATGATATCCAAGCGGCAGGACAAGGATTAAAAACCAGGAAAGGGTTGGCCTATTACCTTCCCGGAGAGCGAGCCCTATTTCCAGGACTTGGTGTTGCTGGCGGCGCTGCTGGCGCTCTTCCTAGCGAAGATGCCGATGGAAGAAAGAGAAGCGTAGGAGAACGGCTTGTTAGAGGAGCTGCTGGAGCCTATCTTGGTGCAGCCACGGCTCCTTTGTGGTATTCAAGAGGTATGGGACTGCAAAAAGGTTTTCAAGCGGGAGCAGTTCCTATAGCAGGAGGCACCCTTCTGATGGAGGGCGAGGGACTCGCACAAAAAGGAATAGATAAGGCGTTCAAATAGATGAATGTAATAAGTAGCGAAGTTAATCGATTCAATCCTCGTCCCCATTCTTACGAAGGGGCTAAAGGATATGGGCTTAGGTATCCTTCCCCATTTTTTGATGTATCTCAGCAGTTTTTGCCATCGAATGTTCATCAGCTTCACAAGTGGTGTCGCTACTATTTCCTCACCAACCCAGTAATAAACGTAGCCTGTTCAAAGATGGCAGAGTATCCCGTAACTCCGCTGATATTTGAGACAGAGGACAAGCAACTGCACTCCCTTTATAAGGGGCTGGAGGAGCATCTTAAGTTACGAGCATTTCAGGTCGAAGTTGGACTAGATTATTTCGTTTATGGAAACGCGTTCGTATCCGTATTTTTCCCCTTAAAGAAGTTTTTAGTATGTACGAAGTGCAAGACTCGGTACCGCGCAGATAAAAACAGAAGCAAATACAAATGGAAAAACAACAAGTTCTTCTTAAAGTGTAGTTGTGGTCATGAAGGATACGCGGATCAAAGAGATGTCTATGTTCGGAGTGTTCGGGACGTTAGAATTGTTAGGTGGAACCCCGAGAACATAGAGCTAAAGCACAACGAAGTAACTGGCAAGACTAAGTACTACTTTAAATTGCCTCGAGCGATAGTTAACGACATAAAAATGGGGGACCGGGATACTATTGAAACTCTCCCGCTAGAGTTTATCGAAGCAGCTCAAAAGAATAAGTCCTTGCTGTTTAGTGACGACAATATATATCACTTAAAAAGGCCTACCATAGCTCAGAAAGATCAAGGGTGGGGCACTCCCCTTATAATGCCCTTGTTAAAGGACGCTTTTTACCTTCAGGTTATGAAGAAAGCACAAGAATCCATACTCATGGAGCACATAGTTCCTCTTCGGGTAATATTTCCTGGACAGAGTACTGGAGGTAATGAGGGTCCGTATGGAGCGTATAACCTTACTAACTGGAAGAACAAAGTTGATTCCGAGATAAATATGTGGCGTCGTGACCACAACTATATTCCGGTTTTGCCCGTGAACATTGGGTACCAGCAGCTAGGAGGCAATGCGCGCGCGCTTTTGATGTATCAGGAAATGCGGTTAGTGGCCGAGCAAATGTTAGCAGGTGCGGGCATACCTGTTGAGTTTATATTTGGTGGGTTACAGTGGAGCGGATCCAGTACGTCCCTTCGAGCACTAGAAAACATGTTTCTTGGCTACAATAAGCAGCGGCATGAGCTAGTTAATGGTTTTATACTAAAAAAGATTTCGGCGTTCATGCAGTGGCCTGAAGTAAGTTCTCGTTTCGATAAGTTTAAGATGGCTGATGACCTTCAGAGAAGTATGTTCTACTTGCAGCTAAATCAAGCACAGAAGATCAGTGACAGAAGACTTATTGAAGAGATAGGGGAAGACTTTGATCTCGAGAACACTAGGATGTCGGAAGAGATGAAGAAAACTCTTCAAGTCCAGAGAAAGATGCAGGTTGCAGGTGCTGATATTCAAGGAGAAGCTCAGCTAAAAACGTCTAGGTATCAGGCTAAGGCACAAGCCATAGCTATGAAGGCTCAAATGGATGCTCAAATGGAGCAGCAACAGGCGATGCAGCAGCAGCAGCAGCAAGCGCTGCCTCAGCCTGGACCGGAACAGGCACCCGCACAGCAGCCACAAGAAGTTCCAGGCATGCCAGAGGGCGCAACTGCATATTCAGAAAATGCAGGCTCCCCTAATGAACAGAATATGCCAGTTGCAATGAGTGGAATGGAATCTCAGCTTCAAGCCGGATCTGGGGGCGTAGATCTGAGATACATAGCACAGAGAGCTGCTGCCTACTTAAGAACAGTTAAAAAAGAGTCTGGAGCAGAGGCGATGTACTCAGAACTCCAGACGCTACAGGTAAATAACCCCACACTTTACCAACTAGTAGTTCAGCTGATTGATAATACGGGATCCAAAGAAAATCCTATGGATGCCGCACAAAATCCAAACCCTAATCCTCAGGCAGATGCATCAAGGCAGGTTTAGATAATAAAATTAATACGGGACTTCGGAAGCCGCATACTTCGCAGCAGCCGTCGGACCAAAAAGGATAAGGAACAAGATCTGGGTGAACGCAGTTACTGCACACCCAAATATAGTCCGAGAAAGAAGACTCAATGAGGGAGCAGTCTCCGCAGTTGACATTACTACACTTGCCCTTCAACAGCGGGCAGTACGCAATGTTTACCGGCTCGTCAAAAGTTTCCGGAGTTTCGGGTACTAATGTATTTGGGGAAAGCCCTTCGAGACCGGAAATTATCCGATCTCGAAAAGCGTTCTTCTTCTTCTTATTCATCGAGGTAGTATATCACATCATCAGTATATTCCTCGAATTCCGTGAGAAACCCGATCAGGAATCCTACCCCAAAAATTATCTGAAGCACTATTATAGCTCCTCCATCTGCGCTGCAAATGCAGAGATCGATGAGGGCAGGGCACCTTCACCCTCGGCTTCATCCTCGTCAGCGTCCATCGCGGTTTCTTCTAAGATGTCTTCTTCATCTTGGAATTCGAGTTCTTTGTTTTTTTCGCTTTCCATTTTTATCTCCTTATTTTTTCACAAAGTACGGGATATACTCTGCTATTAATATTATGACGTAAATTAGGAGTTTATTGTAATGGCTAATCTGGATCCAGAGGGCGCATTTCGCTCCCTTGAAAATCGAACCAAAGAAGCCATCCAGAGTCATTTTCCGGTTAAAGGAAAAGTTCACAGGCTTGAGCTAGTAAGACTTTGGACAGAATCGGACGATTCGAGCCGAGAAGGCAGGCACCACATTGATAATCTTACTCAGCAGCGAGAAGCTAAGTTGCAAGACAGGACTTGGGGCCCTCTTATACGAGGAGACTTCAAGCTAATAGAGGTATCTTCGGGGAAGGTTATCGACACTAAAGTCAAGACACTGGCCCAGTTGCCGAAAATAACCAGAAGATACAGCTACATTGTTGACGGAAATGAGCGACAAGTAGACGGCGTATTCCGCCTCAATCCAGGAGCGTATCACGCAGAGGCGGATAATGGAGATTTGTTAGCCAAGTGGAATGTGGCTGCCGGCAGTAAGATTGGTGCGTTTGATTTAGCTATCGAGCGAAGAGATGGTAAACGACTCGGACTTATACGAATGAAGGTCAAGAGTGGTGATAGCTCTACTCGGCTAATACCTATTTACGGCATACTCTTGGCCCTCAATGTCTCGGAATCCACCATTAGGTCTTCGCTGGGCGAGAAAGTATTTGAAATAAATAGAGCAGCATACAAGCCCAAGGATCTTTTAGATTTTCACCAAGCGGTAGCAGGCAGAAGAGACAAGAAGAACTACCGAGCCCCGTCCCTGCAAGAGGCTCGGCAGTACGTACGGGATATATTTTCCAATGCAGAAGTTAACCCCGAGACTATGCTATCCTCCGTGGGGAAGAAATTCTCAAGTATAAATGGTGAAGCCCTTACTCTTTCTGCACGTAAATTAGTTAGGATCTCTAAGGGCGAGGCAGAGGAAGACGATAGGCAGTCCCTCTCTAACAAAAGACTATTTGGAATAGAAGATTTTGTTCACGAATCTCTTACCAAGAGAAACAAAGTTTACGAACTCCAAAGAAAGATCAGAAACAACTTAGATAGAAAAGATAGAATTGATGACATCATACCCGCGCCGGGTAGCGGGTATGGAAAGGCCATATCTTCCGTATTTAAGCAGGCTCAGTTGCCTACTCAGACCAACCCCCTGCAATTTATATCGAATCACACCAGGACCACCATATTAGGGCAGGCATTTGGAGGAATTAAAGGAGACAACATAAACCTGGATAGGGATAAGCTTATAAACCCCAGTCATTTGGGGCTGTTAGATCCTCTACAAACCCCTGAAAATCAAGCTACCGGTGTCGCTCTTCACGTCCCTCTGGGAAGTAAGAAAATGGGACATTCTCTTAAAGCCAGAGTCATTGATATAAAGACAGGAAAGACTGTATATAAATCTTCCGCAGAGCTTGAAAGAGCGGTAGTGGCTTACCCAGATCAGGTTAAGCTAACTAAAACCTCCAACGGTACCTTTAAGGTAACTCCTCTTGCAAAAGAGGTAGTTGTTTACGATTCGGATCGAAGCACTGCTAAGCGCTCTTGGAATGAAGTTCAGTACGTGCTGCCATCAGCTAAACACCTATTCTCCGTCAGTGCGAATATGATTCCGTTTGTCCAGAATAACAACGGGAACCGAGCTATGATGGCGGCAAAACATCAAGAGCAAGCGGTAGGACTTACTAATCGAGAAGAGCCTTTGGTGCAGTCTTTGGCTTCGGGGTCTACCTCTTTTGAAAAGATGATGGGCACATTTTCGAGCACCATCAGTGATATAGAGGGGAAGGTTAGCAAAGTTACTGAAGAGGGAATATGGGTAAAGCCTAAGCAAGGCAAGACAATAAAACACAGCATCTATAATTATCATCCATTAAATGGATCGAAACATATGATGCATTCTACTCCAAAAGTTAAAGTAGGAGATCAGGTAAAGAAAGGTCAGCTTTTAGCGGACTCTAACTTTACTAATAAGGGGTCTCTGGCCCTGGGAACTAACCTTAGAGTGGCTTATGTTCCTTATAAGGGATACAACTTTGAGGACGGTATTGTAATATCTCAGTCTGCTTCTGAAAAATTAGTGTCTTCGCATTTACATGTCGAGTCTGCACTAATGACCCCAAATGTGGTAGTTAACAAGAAGTTGTGGCGGGCTTACGCGGGGCTAAATAAGGCAACTGCAGAGACGCTAAACTCATTAGATGAAGACGGAATTATCAAAAAAGGCACAAAGGTTCAGCCTGGAGATGTGCTGCTAGCCTTACTGCAGAAGTCGGATCCTTCTAGAGAATCTAGAAACATACAAAAATCACTAAAAAAAGCGATACGAGATTACACGGATAAATCGCTTATCTGGAACCATGAGTACGGTGGAGAAGTTGTACGGATTGTAAAGAATAGACGTAAGATATCTATTTACATAAAAACCAACCAGACTATGGAAGTAGGAGACAAGCTTTCGGGAAGGCACGGAAACAAGGGGATTATAACTAAGATTCTTCCTGATGATGAAATGCCTAAAGACAAAAGCGGAAACGCTGTCCAAGTATTGTTAAGCCCAGCGGGAGTTCCCTCCAGAATGAACGTAGGACAGCTGCTAGAGACCACTGCAGCTAAGATAGCCAAGAAAACTGGGAAGCCATATGTAGTAGAGAATTTTGACTCTACAGTAGACTATACAAAGAAAGTCCAAGACGACCTAAAGAAGCACGGGATTAGTGATACCGAAGAGCTGTTCGATGCTGAGACAGGCAAGAGTCTGGGACAAATATTGGTCGGCCCTCAGTACATGCTAAAGCTCGATCATCAGGCGGAGAAAAAAGTTTCCGCAAGATCGGGTGGGTTTGGTTATGCCTATAAGCCTTCTGGAGAAGCTATATCAGGATCTGGTATAGGCAAGGGCGGGCAAAAAATTGGATCTTTGGATTCTTATGCTTTGCTGGCTCACGGAGCGTCGCATAACCTCAGAGAGATGCAGACATACAAGTCGGACCAAGATCAGGCCGAAACTGTTTGGCTTAGGATTATGGAGGGCGGACGTCCTCCCACTCCTAAAGTTCCTAGATCTATGGATCACTTCAAGCGTTATCTGCGCGGGCTAGGAGTCTATACTGAGGAAAAGGCTGGAGTATACGGACTAAGTCCGATGACCGACAAACAGATAGTCTCCCAAAGTAATGGAAAGCTATCTATGCCAGAAAAAACACTTCTGGCTAAGGGCGCTTTGACTAAGGAAGAGAAAGGCGGTCTTTTTGATTTTAAAAAGACTGGAGGTATAGACGGGCAATACTGGACCCATGTAGATCTAGGAACTCGTTTGCCTAATCCTGTTTTTGAGGGACCTATCCAAAGTTTAATTGGAGTAACCAAGAAAGAGTATGAAAAATTGGTTAGCGGGGACGACCCCAAAGGCTTTCAAAAGATAGAAGAGAAGTTGTCTTCTATTAATGTCAATAAAGAGCTAAAAGAGGCAACCAGTAAGTTAAAGACCGCAAAGAAAAACGAACTTAACAAGCTGTACAAACGGGTTAGATATCTTAAAGCCCTAAAAGATCTAAATATTAGTCCAGTAGACGCCTACACTAATAAGATGCTTCCTGTTCTACCACCTAAGCTCCGAAAAATTAGTATAGGGTATGATGGAACTCAAATCATAGACCCATTAAATCAGTTGTATGCAGCGGTAGGGCAGATGACCACTGAACTAGCGGCAGCTAAAAAGGTGGGAAGAGGCGGAAAAGACTTAGCAAATGTAGAAGCAAAGCTCTATGACGCAGTTCGGGCTTTGCGAATGACTGGTGCCCAGATAGAGGGCAAGCAGTACCCCAGCCTTATGGATAAGTTAACCGGCACCAAGCCTAAAAACTCTTTCTTTCAAGAAGGGGTTTTGGGAAAGCGACAAGACTTGTCGGGGCGGTCCGTAATCACTCCAGAACCTAAATTAAGTATGGATGAAGTAGGAGTTCCTACCCCCATAGCTATGGAGGTGTATAAGCCTTTCGTCATTAGAGAGTTATGGAGAAGAATGGGAAGGGCAAGTAGCGCAGGACAGGCCCGTAAGATGATAAAGCAGAATCACCCATCCGCAACGGAAGCACTAGAGAGAGTAATAAAAGATAGGCCTGTGCTGCTAAAAAGAGATCCGACATTACATAAGTTTGGGATAATGGCGTTTAAGCCTAAGTTAGTGACCGGAAAATCGATAAAAGTACACCCTCTTGTCGTAGGGGGATTCAACGCGGACTTTGACGGCGATGCTATGGGGCTGTTTGTCCCAATTTCAGAAAAGGCTAAAGACGAAGCACTTCACAAGATGCTGCCTTCTAAGAGCTTATTTTCTCCCACCCACGGTGGAATCATGGTGACTCCGAGCCAAGACGGGATACTAGGACTATATCACGCCACGAAATGGGGAAAGAGAGCGTCTGGAGTATTTACTAAAGAACAGGCCCTGGCGCAGATGAAGTCAGGCAAGCTAAAATCCTCATCAGTCGTAAAGATAAAGGGAATGGATAAACTGACAACTCCGGGTAGGCTGGCCTTGAATGATTCTTTGCCCTCCGAGTTTAAAGGAGATGCAAAGATCCTACATGACTCTTCTTATAGAATGTCCAAGAAGCCCATGAAGGCATTAGCGACCGATATAGCCAGAAGTAACCCGGAAGCATTTTCTCGAATGATCGATAAATGGAAAGAGCTAGGGTTTTATCAGGCGTATTCAAATGGAAGTTCTTTTTCTTTAAAGGACTTCCATGACGGAAAAGAAATTAGAGATCAAATCCTTAAACCGTATAAGAAAAAAGAGGCAGAAATTAGGAGGTCTAAGAGAAACCGCGCAGCCAAAGACAAGGAAATAGTAACGCTATACCAGAAAGCCCGAGAAGAGCTAAAGTCGGTAGGAGAGGCGAGATACAACCGTCTAGGCAATAACAAAATGTGGGAATGGGCACAGAGCGGGGCAAAGTCCGACTGGAATCAATTTAGCCAATTAGTAATGGGACCTATTTTAGTCCAAGACCCTAAAAAGAGAACGGTACCGGTACCGTTGACCAAGTCTTTTGGAGAAGGTCTTCCCGTATCCCAATATTGGGCTTCTTTGCACGGAGCCAGAAAAGGTACCTTAGATCGTGCAGCAGGGACCAAAGATCCGGGAGCGCTAACTAAAGAGCTGATAAATACCGTAATAGGACAAGCTATTGATAAAAAAGACTGCGGCACTACTAGAGGATCTTTACTAAATACGAATGTTAGCGACATAGAGGGCAGGTATTTAGCTAAAGATGTAGAGTTAAAGGGAGGAGATAAGATACCCAGAGGGACCCTTATCACTACTAACCTTCACACCAGGCTCAAGAACTCCGGCCCGCAAAAAGTTCTTGTTAGGTCTCCTCTGCATTGTCAGGTATCCAATGGTATTTGTGCTACCTGTTACGGTTTGAGTGAGCGCGGCAAGCCTTATGAAGTAGGCACTAACATAGGAATAATCGCAGGACATGCATTAGGAGAGCCAGTAACTCAGATGCAGATGCGAACATTTCACACAGGCGGAGCAGGAACTAGCGCAGTCGATGACTACTACGCAAGAGCCAAAGACCTATTCAAGGTGCCTAAAAAGCTAAGAGGGCAGGCCACCCTATCTACTGTTAGCGGAACTGTGCAAAAGATTACTTCAGATGCATTGGGCGGAAAAGTTGTGCGTATTGATAATAAAGATCACATAGTTCCGCACACCAATGAGCTTTTGCCTTCTGTGAGAGTTGGAACTCAGGTTAGAAAAGCAGAGGCATTATCCACGGGGAGAAAGAACCCTCATGAAATCCTAAAAATAACTAACAGTATATCTGCAGTTAGGAATCATATTACTTCTGAGCTGGGCAAACTTTACATGGATAGCACGGGGATCGGGAGAAGAAGGAACGTAGAAGTAGTGGTCAGGGCGATGACGGATGTCACGTCCGTTGGAAATAATTCTGAAGACGAGGGGTTGCTAAGAGGACAATTAACTTCGCTGTCGGCTCTTGAGAATAGGAATAAAGAGTTAAAAATGTTAGGGTTACCAGAGGTCAGGCATACACCCGTGCTAAAATCACTCGATAAAGTACCTTTATCGGGACAGGAAGACTGGATGGCTAGACTTAATTTTCAGCGTCTTAAGGATACTTTCGTGGAAGGCACTGCTCAAAATTGGAAATCAGATATTAATGGACATCCGATACCTGGACTGGCGCACGGTGCGGAATTTGGAGTAGAAAAGACTCCTACACTTACAACTAGCGCTCTTAAAGTAAATCTACCTGAAATAAAGAAAAATCCTTCTTTTAGTTTCTTTGGGAAAGGACAATAAAATGACAATTAGTTTGAATGCGTACGCTGCTGCCTTAGAGGAAGTCGAAATCGAGAAGACGGCACAAAGAATCGTTGATGATTATGGTACTTCTGAGGGATTCATGCCGGAAGCATACATTCTTGCTTTCGACAACTGGGAACACGAAAAAAGAGCCGAGTATTTAGTCAATACATACGGAACTATGCAAGGGGCTTTGCCGCCTTCGTATGCTGTCGCGTTCGATGACTTAGAAAAGGAAGCAAAAATATTTGGAGCGAAGCCTCCGTCGTCAACATCTATAATGTCTGCAATTCCCTACGATATTAGAAGGGGAGAGTACGTAGCGTATCTCAATGCCAAAGCAAAAGAGCGTCCTACGGATCTTCTAACTGCGGGAGGAGCGGGGGCTCTCTTAGGTGGAATAACTGGAGCGGCTTCGGTAATGGGTTCACGAATTAAGCCACTAGTAGGCCTACTGTTTGGGGCTTTGGGTGGTGGTTTGTTCGGGCTTCTGGTGCGGGCATTAGACAAGGGCGAAATCGAGACCGCTAAAAGAATACTTAAACGAGGGAACATCGACCCTTCTTTGGCGGACTTTATATACCGTACCCAGAGAGCCAAGGACGCCCTTAATGAGTATAAGAAAAAAGAACGCCACTCACAGACACAATCTCGTCTAGGTCGTATTGAGCGTAAGCTTGAAAAGAAAGCAGGAGCTTTTCAAGGAATTAGGGACTTTGGGGCCCTCCTAAAGGCGAACCCCCGTAGTGATGAGTTAGAGAAGGCCCACAAGCTGTACGAAAAGAAAACAGGAAAAGGCCGCAATTCTATGACTTACGGAGATCATGTCGAGTACGTCAACCGCATCAGAGGTACTAAAAAGGAAGCGGGATTGCAGGCATTAGGGCAGACTATTGCAGGAGGCGTGAGAAGAGCCGGCAACGCCCTGAAGGCGTCAGGAACTAAAGCTACGGCCGAAGGTACTGGCGGAACTATGCGAACTTCTCTTGGAGATAAAGTTGTAAATCTTTCTAGAACTCTAAGAGACTCTGCAGGAGCACAGAAGGCTCTCGGTGGGGCAGCGCTGGCAACGCCAGCTGTAGCTTACATGGCAGGCTAATCACAAATGACTCAACCCAATATGCCAGGCGCACCTGCCGCCCCCTTACCTGCGTTTATCTATCATGGGGAGATACTTGAAGTTGATCCCTCTAGATGGATCTGTAAAGTGCGGGCAAGGCAGGGCGGAAAGATGTTTAAGACAGTTCGGATACCCTCTGTCTACATGCATCACGAAGGAGGGGAGGGTATACACTTTATGCCCGAACCGGGCGCTTGGTGTTGGGTTTGTGTGCCCTCTGATTCTGAGGAGTCTGCATTCTTATTAAGCGGCTCAGCAGTGGTGAAAGAGAGATCTTCTACGGGCTCTCCCGGATCTATGGACATGAACCGCCCTGTCCTGAATCCGGGAGATTTAGCACTGGTTACTCGAGACGGAAACGGACTGGCTATTCGAAGGGGCGGCATAGTTGAGCTTCGGAGTACGCCTCTCGCTAAAGTTGTGATGGACCCCGTTAGAAATAAAGTAATACAGATAGCCGAAAGTAGTAAGCTACAGACGTTCGGGGGATCGTCAGAGTGGAAATCTCTTAGAAGAGAAGAAAGTGAAGACGGACTACTCGGCACAAAGTTTACTCTTAAGGCCAAAGAGTATGCGGATCATCCGAGTAATTCTGTAGAGATTAATCTGGGTAAGACAGGGAAGTCTCCAATAAATCTTCAATTCAACGACGACCAAGAACAGGAAACTATCGTAGAAGAGACATCGACATATCAGTTATCTTCAACTGCGAAAATGGTTTCCGGACAAAAGATAGTAAATCCGCTGCCAGGGAAACAGATAGTAGTAACCACAAAAACGGCGAAATCAAAAAGCAGTTCTAGGGTTGTCGACTTTACTGTTTTTGGTGACGAAAGTGAGAAGTCTCCTAGTACATCCATAAATATTGGAATGGATAAAGAAGGAGACATCTCTCTGGAAACCGCCGGAGCAGTAAAAGCAAAAATTAGTAAATGGGGACAGATTTCTGTACCAGGAGATGTTCCGGCTAATAAAACGGTCCAGACTCTTAAGAAGCTAGTAGTTACCAAAGGAGATGCGCTAGGCAATACAGAAGCCGTGGTAAAGGGAGAAACATTTATGACGGACTTAGGAGAGGCCCTAACAGAAGTCCAGACCATTCTTAGTGTATTCGGTGTTGCAACTCCTAAGTTAACCGCCCTTCTAGGAAATATTACTACATCTTTGGCTAGTGGGTCGCCATACCTATCTAATACTTTGGAGAGCGAGTAATGTCGGATAGACTAGGCATGCTGACTGGACAGGCCAGTTCTGATGAAGAAGGCCCAAATTTAGCTAAAGAAATTAAGAAGAAAGTTAATCAAAAAAATAATATAGTGGCTACTGATAGTCAAATGGACTGGTTATTTGAAGGCATAGCTGAGGCTGTAATAGAACATCTACAGGCAAACTTAGTTGTAAAAACGAATGTTAATACCAGTACAGATAATGTTATAAATACAATTGTTATCCCAAATTCTTTAGTACCGGCTCAGCTTGAGAATGGACTGGTCAAAGAAAGCCTAAAGCTAGGTGACGGCGACACTTTCGAAGTAAAGTAGAGGAACTACTATGAACCCCAACACTGAGTTATTTTTAGCAGAGGTAGATCCTCACTCGTTTTTCGAGAAAGAAGCGGCCGTATCTAAGGTCCCCGACGATGAGAGAAAGTGGGCAGCTCACATTTTATCCGAGCTGTATAAAAATCTTTCTTTTTTAAGTGACTATGACGTAGATGTCACCCTTCAGAGAGTGGAGCCAGAAGCAGGGTTTGCGTTTGGTCACGCCCAAATTACTAATAAGAACGATCCGTCAGCTGCCGTACCAACTATAAATCCTTCAAATCATATAAGAATTCCTCTGATAGTGGCAGACAGGCAGCTCCAGCCTTTTCATACCTTTGAGTTAGCTGGAGAGATTTATCCTCTTAGTCCTTCTAGAGTAGCCTCCGCTCTTTTAAACCCTGCAATGTTTGATGGCCCAGTTAGTCCTCCAAAGAAGACCAAGTCCCTAGTAGACCAGCTTTATCCTCCGTACGAACAGAGACAAGGATTTGGTCGAGTAGTAGGAGGTGCCGCAGGACAAGGAATGAGCAAGCTGAGTTCTGTAAAAGACTTGACTCCCAATGAATTAGAAACACTAGCAGACCTAAAGAGGAACGAAAAAAGTGACGCCTATCAGCGCAGCCTCACGTCGCCAGAGAAGCTACGAGAAGGCCTTCGTCAAACCGTAGTGCCTACCGCTGCTGGAGCAGCGTTAGGAGCAGCAAAAGCCGCGATAAAGACTCCGGGATCAATTGGAGCACGTATTTTGGCTGCCCAAGGCGGTGCCATTGCAGGCGGAACGATGGGTGCAGGAATTTCCGCTGTTAATCAGGGCGCTCTTGCTATGGCTAGAAAAACCCGGGAAAAGAAAAGATCTTCTGGAGTTTACAAAAACGCTTCTGGAAAGCTACTAGCGGGCGGGGCACTTAGCGTAGTGGGAATGGGGGCTACCCACGCTATGGGCAAGTCTAAGGGCAAGAAAGAAGGACGACGGGAAGGCCTTCGCACCGGATATGTAGTTGGAGGAAGAAGAGGCTATCTTTCTGGGATTCGTTCAGAGAGGGCTAGAAATCACGCCAAAGCGCAGTCAAAGCGCATAGAAAAGCTAGAGAGCGAAATAGGCAAGAAGGCCTCAGTTACCCTGAGCTTCGATCCGGGACGTCGAATACCTGCAAATATGATAGTCCGCTCTACAAAGATACCTCTAGCTCCCGGAGTTATTCCAACTAGTCTTCAATTCTTTCCTGTGCCGGGAACAAAGTTTATCGTGGGCGTAAGTAAAGAGTGTGCGAAGCAATTAGCTAAAGAGAAGGATCAGCAAAAGATTCGTCAGATCATAGCCCCCAAAATGAAGAAAGAAGTCGAAGCCGCTAGAGGGAATCGACCTTCTCCAGGAATGTTTATTTTGCTGTCTAAGACTAAGCAGGGCTATAAATATCATAAGCCGAGCTTACGAGGAATGATGTAAAAATGCTTAGTCCCGAAGCAGAGATCAAAAAACTTCGAAAATCTTTGACGAAAGATCCTATAGGAACTACCACCCCAAAGAGGTATAAGATTTCGTATGAAAAGGCGAAGGATCTTTATTCAAGGCTAATGAATAAGAATGCCGAAGACCTTTCTGCAGGACTTTCTGATTTTGTGGGAGCGATTGATCCTAGAGGAATCGATCCTGCCATAGCAGGGATACGCGCTCAAAAAGCAGGGATATCCGAAAAAGAGCACAAGAGAAAAAGGTTGCTGGCACGCTTGGGAGGCACGCTCGGAGGTGCGGTATTAGTTCCGGGAGTTACTGCAGGAGGTATCGGAGCGCTTCAAGGAGCGTTTACATCTCAAGGCGGAGTTAAGAATAGACTTATAGGCGCAGGTTCCGGTGCCGTGAGTTCTATTAGGGATTTAGGGTCTAGAGCCGCCCTACCCTCTGCCATTGCAGGCGGATACTTAGGCTCAGTTACCTCAAAGAATCAATACAATACCGGCAGAAACCTTGCTTCTCTAAAAGAGGCCTCTGCACAGTTTATGAAACACCTCTTTGGAGAAAACCCCAATGATTAATAAAAATGCATCTCTTTGCCAGCAAATTTCTGGGACATTAAATGAGTCTGATTTTGCTAGATTTAATGATACTTTTGCGGAAACAGACGTAAGGCGAATGATCGAGAAGAACGCAATGGTTATGAAGTGTCTTGAAGGCTTGACCGAAGAGCCTATTGTCTCCACGGAAAAACTAGCCTCTTCTGCTATATCATCTTTTACTGCTGGGGTAGATGTAGTTCAGGTTCGTCCTGTTGACTATGGGTATATAATCAAAGTATCCGCAGCTCCAGAAGGAGTAGCCCCGAAGGAAGTGAAGGTAAACGCGCAGCAAGCGCAGCAAGCCCTACCGCCTGAAATGCTTCAAGCAGCGGACCAGCAAGGCGCAGCAACAGTTACTAACGTTCCTGCAGCGCCGGACCCATTAAGCGAGAAGGTAGAACCTGCTACGGGATTTGGGCTTTACAAAGTTACGAAGTTAGACGGCAATACATTAGTCGGATATGTCATACCGCAACTGTTTGATCCTGTAAGTGGGCAGATGTCCTCTATGTCTCTTTTTACCAATGGGTCTGAGCATAGCCTTTCTCCTCAGCCTATTATGGGGTCTTTGGTCGGAGTCAACACGAATTTGCCGATTCCCGAAAGCCCTCACGTAAGGGGACTGGGCATTTTTGCTAAAACCACGGATAAGGCAGTTTTTGCCACGGTTCCCTACAATATAGTTACTAAGGTTGCTGTAGAGGGCAATGCTTACTTCGCAGCACAAGACATGATGGGGAATGATGTTAGAATTATTCCGTCGGAGGGAATCGCCACGCCAGTAGCGACATCCCCGCAAGAGATTGTCATACCCATAGATTTTAGATTCCTGCCGTTGGAGAACCCAGTACAGCTCGCCAGCGCTCAAGAAGCTATGAAGGTGGCACAGGCTAACGCATACGACACTATGGCGGAGATAAGAGCTTGGGACACTGGATGCACTTTGAGTGGTCCAGTATTTGAAAAAGTAGGTAGTGGGCAGCAGACATTGGCAGACGGCGTGTTCAATTTAGCCATGGCAGGAGTTCCCCAAAACGTAGCCACTGGATTACTAAGTAAGGCTGCTAGCACAGGAGAAGTTGTTAGAATCTTCGGCCTTAATCCTCTAAGTAGTCGAACTGAATACCTCAAAGAAGCGCAGATGGATGCTTTAATAGAAGTTGGATCTCAGGAAATACCCAAAAGAGTTAACCTGCTAAAAGAGATATCAGCTATTACATTCAATAAAGAGGCGGCGGCGTTAGTAGATATTGCTGCAGTAGACGCAGTACTGTCCTTGAATTTTCTTAACCCAGAAAACATAGAAACATTTGTAGAGAATCTTCCGCAGCTGGAAGACGCATCCACAAAGCTCGCTTCTCTGGTGCTTGCGTCTCAGCTAGGATTGCAGTCGATTCCAAAGACGGCTGCGGTCAGGGCTATGACGGCATTAGAAGACGT